ATAAATATAATATTATAATATCAAAAAATAAATATATCTAGATAAAGTTTTTTAAAATTATCAGTTTCTAGTCTTTGTATTTCTTTACCTAATTCTGGTCCTTGTTTTAACCCCATCTTTGTCATTAGGTCTGAACCATTAACCGTTAATTTAAATAATAAAAATGTATCTATAATCTTTACATCAATACCACTTAATTGAGCAAATCTAGTTATTTGTTCTGCTGTTACACCAGATGTCTTTTCAGCTTTTTTAAGCGTTACAGCTGTATCAATCGACAAATTCAATAGACTAATCAAAAATGTAATAGCTCTTATTTCATCAATTGAGTATTTTAATTTGTTCAATTGTTTTGTTAATAAATCAACTTTATTATTCTTTAACAACATTGCTAAAACAATAATTATATCATTATCTTCAATGAAATTTTTATTAACATTAACATCTTTAAAAACCCAATCAAATAAATTGTATTTGTCAATCATTTTTAAAAACGATTTTACAGATTTTGCTGATTTGATACCTTTCAAAAACTCATCTCTGATTCTTTCACCAGATATACCTTCCAAACTAGCATCTTTTTGCAATGCAGCGTCAACTGATGGGTCTAATTCACTACCAAATCTACCAGCAAATCTAATTGCTCTTAATATACGTAATCTATCTTCACCAAATCTATCTTCAGCTGCACCTACAGTCCTTACAACACTGTTTTTAAGGTCTTCTATACCATCAACCAAATCAACAACTTCTGACGTGTCTATATCGTAAAATAATGCGTTGATTGTTAAGTCACGTCTTTTAACGTCACCTACTATATCTGTAAAACTAACACCATCTGGTCTTCTACCGCTAGATAAGTCTTCCCTAAAAGTTGCGATTTCGTATTCACCCATATCAGTAAAGACGTTGATAACACCAAATGCTTTACCAGTTGGTAAAGTTCTAAAACCACCTTTAGCCATTATGTCTTCCACTTGGTCTGGGATAGCATCGGTTGCCAAATCGTAATCTTTAGGTGTTTTACCTAACAACGCATCACGCACTGCACCACCTACAACATATAGGTTAAAACCATTTTGCTTAAAAACATCTTTTATTTGTAAAATGTCTTTTGGTATTGGCATATCAAATATAATTCTCTTTTCCATAGTACAAATGTAATAATAAAATTTTAATAAAACAAAAAAACCCAGACGTAAATCTGGGTTTTATATTTTTATTTTTTTTAATTAAGCTATTTCAACTACTTCTAAATCGAAGATTAAGTCTTTACCAGCTAAAGGGTGATTAGCATCTAACACAACAGTTTCTTCTTTAACTTCAGCAACTGTTACAACCATTTGCCCTTTTGGCCCTTCTGAAACCAATTGTTGACCAACTTGAACACCTTCTGGAACAAATGTTCTTTCGATTTCTTGCGTCATTTCTGGTCTAATTGGACCATAAGCTTGTTCAGCTGGAATTGTGATAGTTTTTTTATCACCTACTTTCATTCCGTGTAATCCTTGTTCAAATCCAGGGATTAACATACCTTTACCTAATTCAGCAGATAGAGGTTCTCTGTCAGCAGAAGAATCAAAAACTGTGTTATCATCTAATCTACCAGTGTAATGTACTTTTACAGTACTGTTTTCTGTAATTACCATATTTTATGTTTAAATTTAAATTATTTTTACTAATATACTATTAATTATTCGTTTTGTCAACAAAATTTAAAATTAATTTATAAGCGTCAATAATTTTATTCATATATTCAACATTTTTAACATCATCTATCGTCAAATTACCATGTAAAAGACCAAAAAATTTATTTATAGTTTTAAAGTGTTTTATTGCAATAACATTTTCTTTTTCATAAATTGATGAAGGAAAGAATATGTATTTCCAAACACTTTTTAAATCATAATATTCATTTCTAAATACTTTTCTTACTTTTGATTCAACAGTGTTATCACTTTTTATAGTTATTTTAGTAACATATAATTCACCATCAACTTCAAATGGTATTATTTTGAATAATTCACTTTTTTTATTTTTGAATAAGTGTAATTCTGTTTTAGTTAAATAATTTTTAACTTCTAATTGTTTTTGCTCTACTGTTTTCATATTAAATTTATTTTATTTTTAGTTATTATTTTTATACATAGACACTGTGTCTATGTTATTGTCTATGTTAAAATAAATTTAAGGTGGAGCTCTGTATATCTACATCATAGTATTAAAATTTAAACGTTGTTATTTATCTCCCTTCCCAATAATGGAAAAGAACTAGTTAGTCTTCTGCTAGAATCAGAAGGTTCAAATGCTATTGCTGTTATTTCATTGTTGATGTTTGGCTCTCTAAATATTGTGTACTTGATTCCTCTAGAATCAGCTTTCTCTGATAGTCTAACTAATTCTTCTTCGTTAGCGACTGTCAATAATGCCAGATAATTTGATTTTGATTGCCATTCTGTCGCTTCTATAGGATGAGCGTGTTGGAAATCTATGGCAGCATGTGCCGATTGTACCGCTTGTGTCGGTAATGATAAGTCGCGTCTTGTGACAACTCTTAATTTTTCGTTAACCTATTTCATAACTTTTTTTTAATAAATATATCAATAATAATGCCAAAGTAAACATTATTTGTGGTCTTAGAGGGAATCGAACCCTCACTATCGGTTTTAGAGACCGTTACGCTGCCGTTACATCATAAGACCAAATCTTATAGTACAAATGTACAAAAGATTTTTTAATTATGCAAATTTATTCTTTAATAATTTTTTTATTAATTTTTTATTCTCAGTAACATTATGTTTTGATTTTCTTCTAACAAATTCATCGTATTCGCTTTGTGTGATAAGACCATTTTTAAGGTTTTGTGCCAAATTTTCTAAATCTATGTTTTTATCCCTTTCTTCTCGTTCTCTTTCCTTTTCTTCGAACTCATCTAAATCAGTATCCAACACCCATACGTCACCGTAATCATTCGTATTTACTTTTGTTGCGTCATTTGGGTGTGCAAACATTGCCTCACCATAATGTGCTCTGTATAATTCAACAGCGTCAGATTTTAATATTGTTTTTTCATCATATGTTTCTACAGTATCATCACTAAAAGCATATGGTATTTCATAAATGTCGTCATCTAACGTTACATAGTCGTCATCAGTTGTTATATATTGATTTTCACCATAGTAATTTGGTTCTAATTCTATGGTATCATCTAATTTAGCATATTCGCCTTCGTATCTACCATAGGTTAATTCTACGTGTACTGAATCATCATCATATTTATATATCCATTCATGGTCATATGTTTTAATACAGTCATCAATTAAGTATACACCACCATCTATTGATACTATATCATCTTGGTGTGCGTAACCTTCTACATACCCATTTGGTGTTCTATATGATAAATAAAACGCTTCATCTTCATCTACAGTCTCACCTTCATGGTCACCATATTCAATATAAACCCCAGCCTCTGAATGACCACCATGAGAGTCTTGTAATCGAATCCAACCTTGTTCTCCACTAGTCGCTAATGTGCTAGTTTCTGGATTATAATACTCAAATGTATCCATAAATGGGTATGTGTCATATTCACCACCATTCTCAAGCGTTACTGTCGAATTAGCTCTATTACTAAAACCATGTTCTTCAGCATAATTGTTGAAGAATGTGTTAAATTCTTTATTTGTTGTATAAATCCTATCCATAAAGTACTGGTCGTTATCCATATGCCAAATAAGCGCTCTACCTCTAACTTTTTTTGTTTCTGGATTTAATAATACAAGACATTTAACTTCATTAGGGTTATCAGTATAAATTTTAAGATATTCTTGCGCTCTACTAAATCTCATACATGAACCCATAGTTTCACCATCTTCATAATTACCACAGTGATATGCTTTTAGAATATCATCACCTTCAACCATTTTTAATTGTGATGTATCAGCTGTTTTAAGATGACCAATAAGGTCTTCTATTTCATAGTCTTTAATATCTTTTATGTTACTACCTAGATAATTGAGAAGTTTATTAATCTTAAACAATCTTTCTTTAGTATTACCATTAATATCAGTATATCCTAAAGTGATTAATTTTTCATTTTTTTTGTCATAATCAACATATTCGACATTAGCGTCATCTTTTATTTTATCACTATTTAAAAACGCTAATAATTTTTTAGATAAAGGTGTGTTAATGATATTTAATTTTTTAGTTAAATTATCACCAACTTTGATTTCTTTTTCCAATATTAAAAATAATTTATTTAAATTAACAATTTTTTGCCTTTCAATTATTAATTTATCATTTTTTATATTTTTTATAGATTCTTTAAATAATTTTTTAATTAACTGTTTCATATAAATAAATATCTAATGAAAATAAAAAAAAGCATAGATAATGTCTATGCTTTTTTTTTTATAATATTTATTTTATCCCTATATTTTTTATTTGAATAAAATTTTTCCTAATCTTAACGCACTTGCTTTAAATTGCTCATAAGTACCATTGTTTTCAATAACAATGTCTGCACATGTTCTATCAATGTTGAATGAACTAGCGTCTTCGTTTGGTAGTCTTTCAGATGCATCCACCCAAATAACCAAATCAAAAATACCTTGTCTTAAACATTCTTCAATTTCATCTCTGTCACGCATTCCTACATAACAATCTGAACGTTGTAAGATACCTTTAGCTAATTTAGCTCTATCATCTTTGTTATAATCACAAATAGCTTCATACCATTCTTGTCTGTGGTTAACTCTATCTTCAAAACATTCTTCTGGTGTTGAATAACCATATTTGTCTTTTAATAAGTCATACAAAAAGATATTTGCTGCTGATTGAGATGATGATTCAAACGTATAACCAAATTCTTCATTGAAGATTTCAGCTAATGTATCTTTCCCATGTCTCATGTTACCTATGATTAGTAACTTAGGTTTTCTTGTTTTACCAGTTAGTCTTTCTAACATTTTTGTTTCTGCATCCATATAATTTATATTTAATCCCATTCTAAAATATTTTGGTCACGGTCTTCAATAACACAACGTAACCCTTTTTCAACGTCACAATGATAAGTGATAAAATCACCACCAATATTCATACATGTGTTAACACCTAACGCTTCATAAAACTTATCTTTATCGATTTTGTATTTTTCTAATATGGTCACGATTTCATAACCAGTAAAACCTTCTTTATGTTTGGTTTTATAAGTGTCGATAAATAACTCTAAATTTTCGCTAGTTAATTTTTTTACGCAATATATTATTTGGTGGATTCTAGTGACTTTTTTAGTATAAATGAGATTGTCCCTTTAGAAGATATCCCATGTTTAGCCATTATTTCACTAAAACTTAAACCATTCTTTTTATCATTGATAATAGCTTCATGGTTATATTTTAAGTTAGCTTTACTAGATAACTTAATTCTTTTTTCTTTAGGTACGTCTAAAGAATTTTCACTATATGTACCAATCCCTATATTATCATACGAATTATCCGTTGATATTCCGTTTAAATGTCTGACAACAATACCAGTTTCAAAAATTTTATCACCAAATTTTTGATAAGCTTGTAATCTGTGAACAAAAGACCTAGTTGGGTTTGAACCCTTTTCTACTCTAATGTTAAAAGATAAATAACCTTTTTTAGATTTTCCAATTGAGATTTCTTGACCATCTTTATTAAAGACTTTACCATCTTTATCAACTGAATAACCTTTATCAACACTTAATTTGGTTATTAACTCTTGTTTGCTTACTTCAATACTCATACAAATACTTTTAAAATTTATTAACTTCTTAGTCACCATTTAGGTGTGCAATAACCACTACGTGCAAGTGAGTTAATTTCGGTTATCTAGCGGAGGAAGGAATCGAACCCCCGACCTCAAGGTTATGAGCCTTGCGAGCTACCTCTGCTCTACTCCGCAATGTGTGCCCTAGACTGGCTACGAACCAGTTATCCCATAGATATCTTTCGATACCCATCTGATAAAGTCTAAACTTCTAGAGCATAGTTGGCCAGAATCTGTTTTTTTTACTTTGCTTAGAATATAGTATAGTTAAATTGCTGAATAGATTCTTTCTGCCAATAAGTTTATCTCAAGATGGTTTTTTGTGTTTTTTCATCCCAGCGGATTAACCCTTTTTACGTCTTCGGCTACGCTTTGGCGAGAGTCTACTGTTATTCGACTACATCCTACTTGCACCTATTGGGGTGGTTGTGACGTGGTTTTTGTTTTAATTGGAAACCTAACCAATTTTGTTTAATTCCGTTGCAGTAAAAACCATCCGAGTCCTTCTTTCAAAGGTCATATTGTCTTTCTGGCATACCAACTAAACTCTCATAGTAATTGTATCTGTTTTGGTTGCAGAACCCATCTTTTTAGATAATATTTTTAATATGTAAAGAACGTTGTTTTTAATTATATTACAAATGTACTAATAAATATGTGGTTTGTCAAGTAAAATCAAAAATATTTTTAATTTATTTTTTTGTACCACCCATTTCATTCTGTTTATCGTTTGTAAGTTCCTCTAAAACAACTAAAACGTTATGTTTAGTCGTTAAATCATGAATCACATTAACAACATGATAATATCTATCAATATAATAGATATATTCATTTTTTCTAGGTATAACGTTAAATTTAACGTTATTTTTTATTGGATTCCATTTACTATCCAATAATGTCGCATTATATTTAGTCGAAAACATATTTAAATATATGATTATTTTTCTTTATAGTCAATATTTATTATTATAAAATAACAATTAATTAAATCTTAGAAACTATGGGTTGCGGATGCGGAAAACCAAGAACAGTAGAAACTACTACTCCACCACCAGTTACACCAACTAGTAAATAATATGGTGGTTATAAAAAATAAAGGACTCTAATTTAGAGTCCTTTTTTTATTCTACTGGGTCTGGTCCAGTTGGCATATCTACTGATTGGGTTTGCGTATCACCAGTAGATACTGTTTGTGTTTGAGTACCTCCACTTGTTGGTGTTTGAGGTTGTGGTGGTTGCGGTTCACCACCTAAATTATTACTTCCAAATCTTCTTGTCAAAGGGTCTAATAGTACAGTACCCATACCTATTTCAACTATCCATTCCATTGATTTAAACATGTGTTCTTCAACTTTTAACCCAAAATATAAATTGCTTATAAAACCAATTGACATCATTGTAAACGCTAAAAATGAAATTAATCTTTTACTAGATACATCACTTTTTGAACTTAAAGCTTTTAATAAAAATTGTTTTATTTTTTCCATAGTTTTGTTTTTAATATAAATATGCTAAAAAATAAAAAACCCCCAGTAAAGCGACTTACTGAGGGTAATAATTTCATTACTCACGGATATTTGTTTGAGAATGAATCTGTTAAGAGTGGAGTATACGGGAATCGAACCCGTGTGTTGAATATTCTTCAATGCTTTCTACATGTTTAGGACATAGTTTTCAAACTATCCGAAATTTCGCTACCTCTTTTTACCGTGTAATTTAAGCTTCACACCAGATGGATTACCATTATCTTAGTGGATTACCACCATCGGTAGGTTACTACCATATGCAATATTAGGCTACTGCAAGCTCTCCGTTAGAAACGAATGTCGCTTCATCAAGGAAATTTTCTGATACGATTAAATCGTTGTCAATTCTTGTTCTAATAGACAGTTTAAAGTGCTTCCAATCTAGCACTACATGCTTACTACCTACGACTATACCCAGTCAATACCTTAAATACCCCATAAATTAAAGAACGTGTATTATTTTACTAAATAATAAATTTCACCATTAAGTTTAATAAAATAATTAAAAATTTTTGATGACTTAGAAAATTCTAAAGTTTCGTTTTCATATATTAAGAAAACTGAATTGTTAATTATTTTTATTGTATTCATAATGTGTTTTATAAATATGTGGGTTTCTGTTAAAAAACCCACTTATTTATTTTCTTATTACAAATGTACAAACATTTTTTAAATAATGCAAGTAATTTTGCAATTATTTTTTCTTTTTAGCTGTAATAATGTTATCAACGATTCCATAAGCTAAAGCTTCATCAGCATTTAACCATAAATCACGACTTGCATCTTCCATTACTTGTTTTGGGTCTTTATCAGTATATTGACCTAACAAACCAAATAAAATGTCATTATACTTTTCACCTTCAGCAATTGAACGTCTAATGTCTTGGATGTTACCTTGAGCTCCAGTCGAAACTTGGTGTAGCATTACTCTACTGAAACGTAATGTATAACGTTTACCTTTTGTGCCAGCACCCAATAAGATACTTCCCATACTTGCAGCCATACCAGTGTTAATTGTTACGCAATCAGATGTGATATAATCCATTACGTCAACGATTGATAAACCAGATTTTACTGAACCACCTGGAGAATCGACATGTAAAGTAATATCTTTTGTTTCTAAGTTATCCAAAAACATAAGTTGTGCTTGTACAACTGTGCTCATTCTGTCGTTAACTGGGCCAGCTAACCAAATGATTCTATCCATCATCATTCTTGAAAAGATATCCATTTGTGTTGCTCTTAATTCTCTTTCTTCAAGAATGTAAGGCGTTAATGATGCTGATGGCACCATTAATGACGCTTGAGAACCATAAAGCTTTTCTTGCATTTGTTCCCATTGGTGAAACTCTAAAGATGAAACACCCATATGCTTAATAGCATAATCTCTAAATTCATTAGTTAAATTCATATTATTCATAAAATTTTGTCGTTATAATAATTGGTGTGTTTTCACCCATCCATGTTGATTTTACGTTGTAGTAATAGTATTCTAAAGCCATTTCTAAACAAACTTCATCTTTGGTTCTATCAACTAAATCTTCTGGTGATGCTTCCATTTGATGGAATAGAATCTCAATTATTTTTTCTTCATCGTAAGCTACTATAGGACCAAAATTAGGTCTTTCAGCTATACCTATTATAGCATCGTCAAACCCATCCATGAATAACGCTTCTGGGTTTGACTCAGCCAATAGTTCTTCTACTTCTTCTCTACTCATTAGTATGCTTTTGCTTTTTTACTAGTAGCATTAGCAGCCTCATCTTCAGCTTGTTTTTCAGCTTCGTATAAAGATTTAATAGACTCACGTAATGTATTCCATTTATCAAACGTATGTTTAGATAATACACCACTAAATGTTACAACATCTGGTTTGCTGATAATTAATTTATCATTTTCCATATCATAATGGATACTAGATAAAGATTCCTCAACAACAATTCTGCGTTGTTCATCAGTTAATTGTTCAAAAATTCTTTCATTGATAACGATGATTATGTCGTCACCAGTTTTGTATTTTAACAATTCATTTGCTTTGTTAACTTTAAACAATTCTTTAGATTTGTTGTTAACCAATACACTGATATTAACATATTGGTCTAAACCAACATTTTTAATTACTTCGTTGTATAAATCCAACGTGTCTTCAAATGGTTCTTCAAATTTTGCCATAATTTACTTTTTTATTTATTTTACTTTATTTTTCCTAATATACAATTTTATTATATGAATTACAAGCAAATTAAGAATTTTGTGTTGCAAGTAATTTTTCTTTTAAATCAATGATAACAGATTTTGTTTCATCATCAATCTCTTTAGGTATGTCAACAGATAGGTTAACAAAAATATCACCTCTACCATCATCACCATACACTTTAATACCTTTGAATGGAATTCTTAACGTTTGTCCTACTTCACTATGTTCTGGGATAGTTATTCTAATGTTGTTACCTTCAATTGTAGGTATTTCCATCTTACCACCTAAAACCATTGTTGGAAAAGGTACTTTTAACGTTAATTTTAAATCTTTACCGTTTCTAGTGAATAATTTATGTGGTAATTCTAAAATCTTTATTATTAAATCACCTTCCTCACCATTTTTAACACAATGACCTTTACCTTCCATAACAAATGACATACCATCAATAACACCAGATGGAACTTCAACTTCAACCATTTCTTCTTTATCAACAACACCATTTCCTTTACACTTCCCACATTCTTTTGTGTATGTTTTACCAGTGCCAGAACAATGATTACAAGCAGTCATTTGCTGAATTATACCCATAGGTGTCTTCATAACGTGAACCATTTGACCAGAACCACCACAAACGTGACAATCTACAGTGTTTTCACCACCATGACCATCACACGTACCACATTTGGCTTTTCTAGTGTATTTATAGCTCTTATTAACACCATTAAAAATATCTTCTAACGTTAGTTTAACGACTAACGAAATATTTGAACCATATCTAGGTTGGTCAAACCCACCAAATGGGTTTCTTCCACCAAACGGATTTCTAAATCCACCGAATGGGTCGAAACCTTGTCTACCACTAGAATGACCAAATTGGTCATAATTAGCCTTTTTGCTGCTATCTGACAATGTTTCGTATGCTTCTGATATCTCTTTGAATCTTTGTTCGTCACCGCCTTTGTCTGGGTGATGTTCTTTTGCTAGTTTTCTATACGCTTTTTTAATTTCATCAGCACTAGCACCTTTTTTAACACCTAATACTTCGTAATAATCTCTTTTACTCATGTTAATCTTTATTTTTTGTCTAAACTACATATTTTTATATAAAAAAGCAAGTATATGAGTTATAGAATTGTGTTATTATCAAATGGAAAATATAAAAAAACGTTATATAAATGTAAAACCAAACAAAACGCTTTTCTTAAATTTCACAAAATGAAAGAAGAAAATAATGTCCTTTATCCAAAAAGATTTTTAAACACAAACGGAATTAAAAAAGTTAAATATGAAATTTGTGTTACTAAACCTACTGAAGAAGATGATACTTTTAGATTGTTAAGGGATGATTATGGCAAATTATACACTGAACAACCTTTGGGCGATTGGACAATATTAGTTTCTGATGAATATAATATTGAAGAAACGTTTTATATCTATGGTTATGAAGGTGATGAACGACCAACAATAAGAGAAGTTGTTAAACGACTTATGTTAGGTGCTCACGCTAAAAAAATGGTTAAACAAGTATTGGTTGTTTATAATAAACTTGTAATTTATAATGAAGACCAGTTTGATATGATTATTTGTAAAAATTTAGAGGACGCTCAAAGATTACATCATACGCTGGCAAAAATTGTTAAAAAACAAAAAATTAAAAGTTTATTATTTATGGGTACAGCGCAACCAGCACAGATTGGTCGAATGTATGATATCATACATGAAGAAACTGGTTGGCCATACACCAAAATAAGAAGGACTAGTACTAGACCTTAATCAATATACAGTCTTTCTAAGTTTTTAACTAGAACTTCTATTCTAGCGTTATTCCTATCTATAATTTCTTGTTTATCTGTAGGAATCTCAAATACGTATTCAGATTTTATTTTAGATATTTCTCTTTGTAATATATCACTTTCTCTTACGTATTCATCGTATAATCTAGCTTTGTCTTCTCTATTCATTACATTTGCATTTACCATCTGGGTTATTACCACAGTCACATGGTTTTTCTTCTAATTCAATGATTTCTTCTGGGATATCAATATCTTCACCAATTGAGAAACTCTTTTTAACGTCTTCAATTATTTTGTTTATTTTCTCCATTTCATCTTTTGGAACTACCAAAGGGTTGATACATTCAACTCTTTCTTCACCGTTTGTCGGTAAGAAGAATGCCATAGCGTTAGCTTTTTTTTGATTTAACATCATGTTAACTGATTCTGTGAATGGTTGGATGATTTCTTTAATTTTCATCATCTCAGCGTCCAAATAGAACACTATAATCAACGGATAATTTTCACTCATTTTTATTTGTTTTTAATGTATTCGGAGAAACTTATTTCTTCGATTATGTTTTGTTTATCAATCGTTTCTAAACTTTCATTTGTAACAAAATGTTCTATTATTAATTCATCAACTTTAGCGTCTTTGTTTTTACTACCATACTCAGTAAAACCATTTAGTATTATATCACCTTCACCTAGATTTAGAATCAGATAGATTAGGTATTCACTAATCGATTTATCATCAAACGTAGAACTTTTTAGTTTATCAATTTCTTTTACAACAATTCTTTTCATTTATACTTTAAATATTAAATTATTATTATTTAATTTAAGTTTATCGATTTTTTTTCACATTGTAAAGCATAAAAACAAAAAAAGGACCCAAAATGAGTCCTTTTAATTAGTGTTTGTAACAAAATGCTGGAGTAGTTTTAACCTTCTAAACTCAATAAAGAAGTGTCAATTTTTTTATTAGGCTTTGACTCCTATTTTTACCCTAAAATCTCCCGAAGGTGTTAATTTTAAGGTTGTTACTGAACTATATTAATTGTATAAATTTTTTTAAGTTGCAGAATGCATTTTTCTATACAAACATTTGAAGAAAATTGGGGCTTTTACACCCCAACCTCTTAGATTGTTACTGGTGAGTAACGCTCAGAGTCGATAACACTCAACATCATTGATATTGGGTTTAAATCACGACCAGCTAACAAGTTTGTTAACAAGGCTGGTGAGAATCCAGATACCAATGCAGTACCATTTGTATCAAAGTGTACTGGTTTGTTGTTATCACCTCTTGATTGAATGTTCCAGTATACAACTTTTGGAGTTTTATATCCAGCTTCTGCATACATTGATTCAATCATTTTTTGAGCAGTTGGGTTCCAACCTCTACCTCTTAAAGCAGAATTAAACTCCATGTCTGACAAGATTAAAATCATTGTCGGCATTTCTGATTGAGGAACGTTAGACTGTTTAGCTTGTTTAAGTATTACCTTAAATACAGCTTCCAAGTTTGTTGACATATCCCAATCAGCTCTTTGAAGTTGATTGTAACGCTCATTTAAATTACCTTTCAAGATTTGTAATTTTGGACTTTCAGAGAAAGTAACAAAAGCATCTTGGAAAGGACCAACGTTTCTTTCAGAGATGTATAATCCCAATGAGATTGCTACATCCATACAAGTAACGTTAGGGTTACCACCAGCTGGGCATGACATTGACCCAGAAACGTCAACTACTGGTAAAACATACTCTTCGTTAGTTTCCATGTAGTTTGGTAACGCTTTCCATTGTTCGTTAGCACCTTTAGCATTTCCATGTTTCAAGTTTTTAACGATGTCATATGGGTACACCGCACCAGCGTTGATTTTAGTTTCACCTTTTTCAAGAGAAGCTAAATACGCTTGGAATCTCTCTAAATCGTTCTTAGAGAACGCTTTCATGTAATCACTCATCGCTTTTGATGGCAATTTAGAGTACTCGATTTTAGAGTATTCTCTAGCACACATTAATTGCTCAACTGTGTTAGAGTTTTCAGTCAATAACTTACGGTATTGCTTTGGTGTTAACCCCAAATGCTTTCTTAAAGCATTCGCCCATCTTTTCTTCTCACGGTTAGATACGTTTGGACGTGGCATCCATTTAGCTGCCAAACCATCTTTTCTATCTAACGCTGCTGAGATTAAGTTCAACGCTGTAGTTTGTAATGGTGTACCAACAAGAGTTAGTAAATCATCCCAACGACCATACTCGTTAAACAAGTGTAAGTTTTTACTTAATATCTCTGTACGGTTCTCAGCTAAGTAAGCAACAATATCTCTAAAGATTTGTCTTTCACCAGCACCACCCCTTACGTCACGAGCCCAAAATAACAATTTCATTGCATGTAATGGATTCTCAGCAAAAGCTTTCGTGAAAGCATTGATTAATCTTTGCTTGTCTTGACCTCTCATTGCACCGATTTGGAAGAATAAATCTACACAGTGGTTCAAAGATGATGAGTTTGTAGCCATTCCGTTTTCAGTTAACGAATCCGCTGTTTGCATTGCTTTTAAAAATGTGCTCATAATATTTTATTTTTAAGATTTATAATTAAGTGTTGCAAATGTACGAACACTTTTTTGTTTTTGCAAGTTTTTTTTAAACTTTTTTTAAATTATTTTTTAATTTGTTGATTTTTATCTAATTATTTTTGTGCATCTAAGAAATCCATATCATATAATTCACGTTTAACTAGTTTTCTAATACCGTTTACTTTCTCATAAGTTCTAATGTAATGTTCTTGATAAAGAATCGTTACAGTGTCACCAATAGACGCTATTAGTTTATCATGAAGTACTCTATGTTTAGTTTCTTTACCTTCAACTGTAAACGTGCCATGCTCACATTGAAAAGCAACACCAAAACGTTCTGGTATAGTAGTTGTTGTTAATTGATGGTTTCTACCTACTTTAACACCAGTATTTCCGTTATAATCAGTACCAGTAAACCCACCATGGTCAACCATTGTTCGTCTTATTTCAGTACGATGTTCTGATGGTGTATATAATGTTGTCACCACAACTGCTTTTTCTCTTAAAATAGGTGTTGTTTCGATTTCAGTATCGGCACAACTAGTTAAGGATAATATTAATCCTAACACTAAAAATTTACTTCTTTTCATTTTATTTTTATTTATAATTTTAAAAACCATGCCCTTACTGTTGCAGTAGAGTTTTGTATATTCTTAAACTCAGCGTTGTTTATTTGTCCATCACTAACAAAGTATTGTCCAACTTCGCCACTATAATGGCTACCGCCAAAAGGTAAAAAATAATTTAATGTCAAAGTCTTATTTGTTGATGCAACACCAGCAGTTAATGTATATGTTCTTAACGCATAGAAATTACACTTATATTGATTGTTTGAAACAAATTCAATCGTGTCATTTGGATATGACGTTGCAAATGCAGTTACTACTTTTGTTAATACCCATCTTGTACCTACTAATTCATTATTTGTAGAACCACCCCAATTAGGTAACGTTCCTTTGTATGTATATTTCCACTCCCATGTTGTCGTGTCTTCTGGTTTAGGTTCATTCTGAGCGTAACTACCTGGAGTTATTTTCTTACATGACGCTAAAAACAAGCAAGTCACTACACAAAGCGAAATTATAAATAATGATATTTTAGTTTCTGTTTTCATATTACAAATGTAAGTATAATTTTTTAATCTACCAAATTTTTTACAAAATTTCTCACATATTGTTTTCTGTGATACTTATTTGACCCATGTTCTTTCAACGCTTCAATATGGTCTGGCGTTAAATAACCTTTATTTTTACACCAATTGTATTGTGGGTGTAATAAATGTAATTTACACATATATTCGTCACGTCTTACTTTAGCAACGATAGCAGCGGCAGCAATGCATGTATATGTATCATCACCTTTTGGTACTAATGTTACTTCAGCGTCTTGTTCACGTTCAGTCCAAACAGTCCCATCTATTAATATATGTTCTGGTTTAACTGATAATTCATCTAGACACTTATACATAGTATTAAATGTTGATGGGTTGATACCTATTTCATCAATTTCTTTCACTGAACCAGCGTGGCATGATACAGCAATAGCATTTTCCATTATCAATGTGTATGCTTCATCTCTTTGTTTTGGTGATAGTTTCTTTGAATCTCTGATAAGTGGTGAATTAAAACCTTTTGGTAATATAACAGCTGCTGTTACAACTGGTCCAGCACCACAGCCTCTACCAACTTCATCTAACCCAGCGACTAATTTATAGTCACCATATTCTTCTAATAATTTTTTAGCCATTTGTCTTTTTTTTACAAATGTACAAAAAGATAATTACGTAACAAATTATTTTTTAATAAATTTAACAATTAGTCCATCTATTTCAACTTCAAACTCATTGTTTTTTTCATAATCAGTTCCATTAGGGTTAGACAGATAATAAAGATGTTCATTCATTTTATTATGTTTTTCTTCGTCTAAAACATAAGTAATAATTAACCCATTTTTATTAATTTTTTCATTATTGATTATTTCTGAAACTGTTTCTATTAAGTCTTCGTATTTCATATTAAAACTTTGTAAATAAACTTTTTATAAAATCAAAAAATCTTTCTTTTTTTGATTTTGTTATCACTTTAACTTTATTTGGGTTTTTCTTAATTTCAGTACCCAAGTTAGTTTTTATGTCATTAATGAAATTCTTTTTTTTGATGTCGGTGATTAATTTATCAGCCACCATTTCGTTTTCAATCATCTGAATTTCACGGTTAATCATCTTATCGTTCATATTTTTCTTTTTATCAAATATATGTATTAGTTTTTACATTGTAAATTATTTAACATAAGAAGATTCATTGTCATGGTCACATTTATGACAAACAAATAAATCAGATTTATTTGATTCAGACGCTAACCAATGCCAATCACATTTTTTACAAGTAATTTCAAATTCTTTTTCATCAATAATAGTCCAATGTTTGTCTTTTTTCTTTTTTCGATAATAAACGTTAGAACCACCAATATCTCTCATTTGATATTGATACTCATCTTTTTTACTTTCGGTAAGCAAAACATTTAATTTATATTTTATGAATTTTTTCATATTCTTTTTTATTATAAATATTGACTATATGCGCTATAAATATTATATTTAAATAAAAACTTATGACAACATTAATTTTTATTCTTATTTGTTATGGGGCTTGTAACAATTTAATTTATGGCTCTGTTTTTGAAGGTTGGAGAAACTTTCTAGCAAAGATGGGTACTGGCGGTTACAGTATTCATAAACTATTCACGTGTTTTATGTGTTTGGGTACTTGGATGGGTTTTGCGGTTTCTGGAATTATGATTTATTTTGGATACAGTAAATTAACCCCTATGGGTAGTTTGGGTGTAGAATCACCTATTTTAATCGTTTTTTTTAATGGATTAATTTCCGCAGCTGGCGTGTGGTTAACACATACAGTACAAGAAGCTTTTGAACGAGCTTTCTCAAAATAAAAAAGCCCCATTAAGGGGCTTTTTTTGTTTGTTGTTGTTTATTATCTAGGTGGTAATTCTACTTTACTAGATATTGCTTTTAGTTTTTCACTTTGTTTTTTGTTTTTTAGCAATTCCATGTTTCGTAATGCTCTTTTTTCTTCTTCAATCATTTCCATTTCTTCTTCAGTTAACTCAATTGGGTTACCATTTTCGTCTAAATAAGATGGGATAATTGTTTCTTCAAATTCTTTCTCACCAGATGTCGCATATTCTTCAACATTTTCTGGATAAAAATCAGATGGGTTGGTTGTTTGTATTGGTTCATCAATTATAGCGTCTTCGTTTAATGCTTCTTCTATTTCAGCGTCAAAATCATCTAACCTAGGAACTAAGTCTTCTTCGCTAAAATTAAATTTAAGTCTTTTTAATTTATCTAAACTAGTTTTCTTAAAAATTTCTTTTAACTCATTAACTTTTTCCTTTAGTAAATCATGTTTCTTTTCACGCTCAATATTTAAATCAATTGTTTTCTTAACATAATCTAATAAATCATCCAAACCAACACCAGCAACTTCACTAAAAAGCATATAGTAATTCATTTCTTCGTTACCTCTGACTTTTTTAACCTTATTGTCATCTGGTACAGTCCAACCTTCTTTGAACACAGCATCAACTAATGGTGTCCCTTCTAGATATCTTATACCTATAACATATGGTTGTAAAGAATCTAATGTTTTTTGTATATTTGACATTTTAATAATTTAAATTGTGATTCCAGTAATAAGCACTGATAAAATATATGCTATAGATATACCTAATAAATTTAACTGTAATTTAGGCATTTTATATTTCTTAGGTTCTTCTTCGGTTGAAGTTACAACAGCTTGAATAAAGTAATAAGCGTGTCTAACCACGTTTAAACATGCTAACATGAATAAAACGATAAGTAATTTATTAAGTATAACTATAAACATATTTTTATTTTTTAAGCTTTAACTGTTTTAGTTTTTGTAGAAACATCTAAACGAATGTTTTGTGCTAAAGTTTTAACATCTTGTAATGATTTTCTTAATCTTACACCAGCAGCTTTGTTACCTTTTTCGTAAAATTTTGTTGCGTCATCTTCCATAGATGCTACCAAGTTTTTTAATTCTTCGTACTTTTCCATTTTTAATTTTCTTTTTCTTTTGTGTTATTATTATTATTTAACATATTGCTAAACGTAGCAATAGCGTTTTCTACTGTTGAAAGTCTATATACTAAAGATTTAAGTGTATTAGTCCTTTCTTCAATAGAAATATCGTTTCGGTTGATGGCACTTTCGATGTCATCTTCGAGTTTCATTTTATCCATGGTCATTTCCATCATGACCAAATTAATAATTCTTTCAGTATTCATATTTTTAAAACTAATGCATTTTTTCTAAAAATAAATAGTTAAAACGTTTTTTTTAGCGAAATTTCAAATATTTTGTATAATTCTAATAATGTATCAATGTCAGCGTTTGTCTTTTCTCTCTCATAATCAAAAATATTGGTCCATATCACCAATAAAGTTTTGTTTAAGTTTTCATCTTTATTTGGGTCTGAATAATACAACTCTAACACAAATTCTAAAAAATATTGATATAACTTGTCGCTGTTGATAGTTATGTCTTCTTTTTCAAAATTGTCAACAGTCTTTTTCCAACACCATTCAAAATGTTTAAAACGCTGTTCATCTGTCGTTAAATCATCACCCAAGTAAGTTGTGAACACTAATTCGATAAGAGATAATGTAAAATCTCCATATAACTCACATTTATCAAATAAGATATTATGTGTTTTATATATCTTTAACATAGTATCAAAACTTACTGGGTTATGAATATAAGCCAATAAATTTAATTTATTAAAATTATTGCTCATTATAATTATTTAATATCAGTTGAATTTAATAATGTGTAAGTGAATGAATTACCATGTATTTTAGCCGCTTTTCTAACTATACTCATAAACGCATCAAAATCCATTACTCTTTTAAATACTTGACAACCAGCTGACCAGTTTTCCACCCATGTAGAATCTCTACCAGCTTTATGTATGTTAATTCCGTACATACCTTCAGTGATTTTATTTTCATCATATTCTAAATCAAAGTCAGCATCACGGTAAACTCTTACGTTTCCATTTCTTTGACATAACGCATCATATTTTCCTTGATGTTTATCTATTCTCCAAACACTTCTATATTGATTTGGTACTAATCTTGCACAACCACCTTTAATACCCATTTTATTCCATTCTAACATGGATTTTTTACCTGGGTCTGTTGTTGCCGCCCATGCATAAAATTGCCAAGCGCCTTTTTCATCTTTAAATGAAATAGTAAGAATGTCATCAAATACGTTTGTAACTTTTTTACCAGTTGCTGCATTACGAATACCTACAATATTTACATCATAAGTTTTATTAGCGTCATCGTTAAACCATCTGTAACCTTTTGATTCAACCGCAGCTTTAATCTGTTCTCTTGTGTAACTCATATTTTATCTTTTTTTATTTTTATCAGAGGCATATTTAACCCCCATTATTGTTCCTATTATACTAAAACTATTTGTTAATAATATACCAAATATGTTAGCCCATGTTGATTGTATAACTGTAGTGTCGCCACCTAAATATATTACATATAAATACATAAAGCTAGTAAATAAACCTACACCAATAATTATAGATAAAGAAATTTTAACAATCAACCCTATTAACTCAAATTGTGTTTTCTTTTGAAGAAGTTCTAAATCATTTTCAGCATTTTCTCTAGCTTTTTCAGCAACATCCAACGCTATTTTTAATTCTGCGTTTATTCTTTCGTTTTCTTCTTTAGCTTTTTTTAATTCAGTGTTTTGTGATTGAACTTGTTTGGTTATTGTTAATCTTTTTCTTCTATTATCGTTGTCGTTAGATATACATGTTCTAAGATATTGTTGAAAATTATCGTCATCAGTTTCAATCAATTTAGCAATATTACCCTCCAAACCTATTTTTCTGGTTTCATAAAGATGGATTAATTGCTCCATTGTATTTTTATCTAATTTTATCATCTATACACTCTAAATTTTCCTTTACCTTTTTTATAGTTTTCAAAATCTTTTTTGAAATCTTCTAACCTAGGTTCAATCTCATCTGATTTAACAATCCAAAATTGCGCTCCAGCTTTTACCGCTTTTGCTTGTTCTTCTGCTTCGTCACTTGATGAAATAATTCCTATAACAACATGGTTACCATATTCAAAATTAATTCTTCTAACCAATTCAATCCCATCAAAAGTAGAACCTATCATATTTAAATCAACGAACACACATTCTGGTCGTTCATCTGTTTTATTTGTTTCATACCATTTCTTAAACATTTTTTCAGCTTCATCTGCTGAAGAAACGCTTTGTAAAGAAAGTGTTATATCTAAAAGACTACATGCGTCTTCGAAAACTAAGTGAAATAAATCTTCATCATCCACTAATAATATTGAATCTATCATAACTATTTTAATTTTATTTTTATTTTAGTACCATTAACAATTTTTTCTGAAAAAATTTCAAAACCATGTTCTTTAAGTATTGCTATACAAATATTTAACCCTAACCCCGTACCAGGTTCTTTTTGGTTTTTATTTCTATTATATGGTTTAGAATATTCTTCAAATTGGTCTTGTGTTAATCCTCTACCATTATCTTCAACAACTAGCGTTTCATCATCTTCCATGTAAATGTTGACCAATTTATTGCTTGAGTCATTGTATTTTAAACCATTTCTAATAAGATTATCAATTGCTGTACAAAACAATGATTCGTTAACTTCAAAATTAGGTAAATCATGTATTTTAACTTGACTGAAATATGCTGTTGATTTTAAAAAGGTTGTTAAAATTTCTTTTAAGTTATGATAATCTTTAGCTAACACAGCGTCTTTTTTAACCAAATTTGTAAACTCATAAACACCTTTATAAACTTTCTGTGTATGTTTCAAACCTTCTTTAAGCATCTTCAATGGTGCTTCTAATTTATTTACTTCAATTATTTCTGGTGTTAATCTTCGTTGTAATGAATTAATTCCTCTTGGGATATATGTATTTATACCAGAATGCATATCGTGTCTTAGAATCTTCGCAGCGTGCTCTAAATAGGTGTTCTTTTTGTTTAACTCATTCAATGATTCATATAACTCAGTCATATCTTGTCTTATTGATGAGAAACCGATTAATTCATTCGTATCATGGTCAAACTCTGCTTTAATATATGTATCAACATAATATAAACTACCATTCTTTCTTTTATTCACAACCAAACTATGCCAAATCTTCTTATCGTTGACTGTAGTTTTATACATCTTAGCCCAGAATTTTTTATCATGGAAACCAGAATTAACCAAATTATGGTCTTTACCAATTAATTCTCTTTTTGTGTAACCACATACTTCTGAAAATTTTTTATTGGCGTATGTTATTTTACCATGTTTGTCTGTTTTTGAAACCAACGCTGTTTCATTTATGAAATCTTGGAAATCAACAAGATTTTGTTCAACCATTTTATTTTCTTTTACTGAATACATAAAAGAATATAATGAAGATAACATTTCGGCAAAATTAATTTCAACTTTATGCCATTCTCTAGGTGTTAATGATTCAATACAAATTACACCTATTACTTTACCTTTATAAAGTATTGGAACATCTAACATAGATTTAACACCTAATGGAATCAAATAACCATCTTTAAAACATTTTGTTGATGGATGTGTTTCAGCGTCATCAGCAACAATAATTGGATTAACACTTAGCGCATTAAAATAAGGTTCATAATCTTTTTTATTTAATGTTAACCCTTCAATCCATTTATCATCACTTTTAATGTATAGTTGTTGACAAATGATACTTGTTTTATCGTTGTTGTATAACCAAATAGAACATCTATCAACATTTGCACATAACGTCACTTCTTTGGTTAATAGTTTGGCACCATCAACAATATTCCCATCATAAAACAATTGATTGTGTGATTGATGTATTAACGTTTCGTTTAATGATTTAGCGTAATAATTTAAATTCTCTGATTGTTTGCTTTTCTTTATATAGTTTCTTACGAATAATACTGCTGGGATAGAAAAAAGGATAATTGATAAATAATTGAATATTGCAATCTCTTTACATAATGGAATATAATCTAACATTATAAAGGTATGTGTTAAAATATAAAGCATCATGATAATAGAACCAATACCGATATATAATTTGTTAAGTTTATCCATGTTGTAAGTTTTTAATATAAATATTTAAAAAAAACTGAAAAACCCCAGCAATTGCCAGGGTTTTTATTGTTTTTTTGTTTATAATTTTATTTTGTGAAATATAAATCAGCTTCTGCTGTTCTTCTTCTAACTAAACCTTTCAATGTTCGACAAATACTTAAACGTAGTATCATTCTTTCTAAAGCCATTTAATTTATTAACTAAAGTACTATAACTTATATTAGTATCTTTAGCACATTCTTTAATTGAATCCCAAATTTTACCGTTTTCAATACAAATAATTTTTTTAGCATTACAATGTTTACCACCACTAATTGAATTTGAATGTTTTATTTTAGTTTCAATACTTTTAGTTTTACCTTTTTGTGATGGTGGTACAAAACCTTTTTCTTTCGCATTTTTTGATAATTTGGATTTAGTTTCATCAGACATTACCTTACCTTTCATTCTATCTGAAATTTTTCTCCTACCTTCAATAGTTTTAGAATAGTTCTTATCACCTAACATCAATGGTGGATTTTCACCACCATCAGTTAAATTAACTAAAGTGCCAGTACCTAAATCTTTTCTACCATATTCGTAAATTAATTTTTTTTCCATCTCACAAGCTTCTTCCCATGATAAATCTTCAGCTAATATTTCAACTTTATAATTAGTTTTATTTATAATGTTTAACCAAAAAATTGAACGTTTTGTTTTACTTTTTTGGTAAGCCCTAGCTATAGTTTTACCAATACCAACATAAAAAACTTCGTTAGTATCTAAACGTACATGTCTATAAACAACCGCCATTTCAATCCTTTTTAAAATATAAATCAGCTTCCGCTTGTCGTCTAACAACTAGACCTTTTAATACTTTATTTGAAGCTTTTGTCCATTTCATAAATTCTGCTCTGATTGTTTCATCGTTAGGGTTTTTATTAACTTTTTTTAATAATGTTGACGCTTTTAAATTTGCTGGTCCTAAATTATAACAAAAAGACACCAACGCATCGAACTGATTTTGTGTTATTTTGTCTATACAGTATGAATCAACATATTGTTCAAATTTTATTAACATAGATTTTAACAATTCAACACCTTCAGCTTCTGTTACAGCTTTGTCAGCCATAGTAACTTTCTTACCATTAGGGTAAAAAGTTGCGCCATATCCGATAGTACAAATTTTTGCTGGACATAAATAAGGCTTACTAGAAAAGCCTTCAAAACTTTTTATTAAGTTTATACCATTTTCACTAATTTTAGTTATTTTCATATTCTTTAATTATTCTATTTATTATGTTTCTAGATAAATTATATTTCTTATGTAATTGTAATTTATTTATACCATTATTATAATCTATAATTATATCATTTTTTATATTTTCTTCTATTATTTTAAAATTATGTGGTTTGTTATTCTCATAATATTTTTTAAGCCCTTTTGAAGTCTTTTCTTTCGTTTCTTCACTTAATTTAATACCCTTCTTTTTTGACTCTTTACCTTTAGTTCCAATAACACCTAACTTGTTTAGTTCGTAAGTTTGTTTACTTTTAAGTTCTTTTAATTTAGGGTCCGACCAAGTTTTTTTTGAAGTTTCACTTCGTTTTTTCTTTGTTTCTTCAGATTGTTTCTTACCAGTTAGTTTTTCTGAGATTATATTTTTTTGTTCTTGACTCATACCTTTATTACCATCACCACCATTGGTCATGTTAACTAAACTACCTAAACCTAAATCACGTCTACCATATGTTTCTATTAATAATATTTCAAGTTCTTTTGCTGATTCATAATCAATATCTTTAACTATTATCTCAACTTTATATTCAGTTTTATTAACTATATTTTCCCATAATTTATTTCTAGAACGTTTTTCATATGCTCTTTTTTCTTTTACACCAATACCAATATAAAAAATTTCATTAGTATCTAATCGTCTATGTCTATATACTACCGCCATTAATTAATTAGCTATTGTTGGTACACCAGCTGGACATTTATAAGGTTTTGCACTGAAACCTTCAAATTTCTTGATTAGTTCGATACCTTTTGTACCAGTTTTTGTAATCTTTTCCATAACTTTTATTCATAAATATTGTATCAATAAAAAAAGGTACCCATATGAGTACCTTTTTTATATTTTAATTAATTAAATATTTAGTATTCTTCATTCATACCTTCACCCATCGCCATATTAGTATCAGCACCCATATTTTGTTGTGCGTCTGGTTGTTTAGCGTTCATATCACTAACAACCATATCAAATTTATCTAAAAGTGTACCTAATTTACCAGTATCTTGATTACCTGGATTATCAAATACTGAAATTAATTTATCAAATATATTGTATAAAGTAACTCTTTCGTTTGCAGCTATTTTACCAAAAACACTTCTTAATTTATTATTAATCATATCTCTGAAATCATTAAAACCTATTTTAAGACCTTCAGCTTCGTACATACCTTCTTCATACATACCTTCTTCATACATACCTTCACCCATCCATGATTCGTTGATTGGTTCAAATTTAATTCCACCAATTACAACACCTTCAGATAAACCTTCTTCGTTTTCTTTAGCTTCAGTTTCAACTTTTGCAGTTGATTCTTTACCCATGTGAATGTGTTTTTTAGCGTCAGCAGCGTGAGGAACTTTGATTTCATCCCAGTTACCTTCTTTAGCTGTCACATCTTCGATATTTTTACCACCTTTAGATGCTGTTTCTGTTGATTTAGTAGTTTCTTCTTTTACTTCTTCTTCTTCTTTAACAACTTCTTCTTCTTCAACAGATTCTTTCATTGTTACATGTTTAGTAGCTTCAGCTGCATGTTTTTTAATTTTTTCAAATTCACCAGTTTTTGGATTTGGCGCTTCAGTTTTCTTTTCAGATGCTACAGAACCTTCAACATGTTTTTTTGCATCAGCAGCATGAGGAACTTTGATTTCATCCCAGTTACCTTCTTTAGCATCAGCATCTTCGATGTCTTCCATCTCCATTAACATTTTTGTTTTTTTCCAAATATCGTTAAACGTTGAGTTTTCATCTAATCTAGCTCTACCTTTTACAGTTCCTAATGTTTCTTGAGATTTGTACCCCATTAGGTGTTTCATTTTTTGCATGTCTTCATTAACCATGTTTTTGTCAGCTGCCATAAGAACAACTGCTTTACCTTCAGTTAATGAACCTTCCCAACGGATTTTATAGTTTTCAACACCATCAGTCATTTCAAATACTTTTTTATCTACTTTGTAAGATTCTGGTATCATTTTAAGTGCATTTCCAACACCGTTAAACTCTTTTTTGAATTTAAGTCTTTTCATTCCTTCTTTTATTTGTGGTTTATTGTTATCTTTATTCTCAAATGCATAAGCCTTATGACTTTTATCTGGCGTAACTTCCCAGTCATCACCAAACATTTTTGTTGTTGGTGTTTCTTTAGCTCTAATTTCTTGTGACTTTTCAATTGACGCTGCTAGATTTTTTCCAAAATCTGGACCAGTAAATCCTTGTTGTGCTGGAATAACATTAGCCCATTCTGGATTGTTACCCATTCTACTAGAACCAACAATAGCTTCTTTAGCTCTATCACTAAATTCTTTATTTGGATTTCTATCATATTGAATCATCTCTTGACCATTCATGATTTCCATTTGGTCATGATATTCTTTTTCTTCGTTACTGTTATAATTAAATTTGTTGTTAACATCAGTAACTTCCATACCTTTGTTCAAATTTTTATCATAACCGTTTAAATCTTTATCAACATCTTTTATTGCTTGTTTGTTAATTTTTTCAGAAGCTTTTTGAGCTGCTGCTGTAACTGCAATACCTGGAGTTTCAGCCTCATTAACAAATTTGTTTACTAGATGTTTTTTAATTATATTTTTATCCATTTTAAATTGATTTAATTATAAATATCTTAGTTTTTAATAAAGTTTATTACTTATTGTTTTTTGATTCAATTATTCTTTTAACTTCATCGATTGTTTTACCAGTCTTTTTAGCTATCGTTTCATAAATCTTGTTTTCACCTAATGAAGGTGCGTTTACACTTCCTTTAGCTTTTTTTAGTTTAACAACACCATCTACAGCACCAGTACTACAACCAGAACCAGCTGGTTTATTATTAAGTTTTGTACAATCGTTAAATTCAACAAATGCACCTCCAGCATATTGTGGTGTTTTCTCAGCCTTTGTTTTACCAACATTTTTAAATTCACCATTTCTACCGATTGGTAGTGCGTTTGCATCGTATGCGCCTATCGACCCTTCACCTTGTGTAGTTTCTTTTATCCCTTCTTTAAAAGTTTTTTTAAGTGGTTCATTATATTTACCAACTGGCATATTTAATCTCTCACCAGACTTACCACCACCAAAAACACTAACACCACCACCAACACCACCAAGTGACATTGTTTCATCAAAAGGTAGTCTAGTTTGTGTAGAAGGAGGGTTTTTAGATTGTGGTTGAACTTTAGGTAAAACTTTTTTATTTTTATTTAAATAATTACCACCAAAACCACCAGTTTCATGGTCACCAGTAATATTTTTTCTAGCGTCTAATGCCGCTTTCATTTCTTCTGGTGTTTTATCACTTTTTCTATGTGTTTGTGGAAATTGTTTAGCTAATTGGTTTTTAGCCGTTTCGTTATCTATTTCATTTAATTCTTCTTCTTCACCATTTAACGCTTTTATCAATTTTTCATCATGTGAATAAAAATCTAACAAATCATTTTTAACTTCATCGGTAATAGATTTTAATTTATCAGAGTTTGATTCAATGTAGTTTTTTAATACTTGTTTGCTTTGTTCATCATTGTTAGTCCAATAACCATCCTTGTTATCGTCAGCATAACCTAGTTCAGTAGCAATACTACTCAACTCAGATTCATCACCACTAACAGCTTTCATGAATTCACTATTATAATCGTCTAAATCAAATAATAATTGTTCATCCCCAGATGATACTATAGCTATTTCACCATTGTTATATTTAATATCAATATCGCTTTCTTGCGCTGTTGGTCTTGGGAATTTATTAGGTTCTTGGTTAATTGGATTGTCTGGGTGATTATCAAACCAATCACCTTCAGTTATTCCACCAACAATTTCATTTAATCTTTCTTCGTATATTTTTAATGCATCTTGTGGTGAACCTAATTTTTTTGACAATTTATAACCGTCTTTTTCTTTTACTAAGATATCTTTTAAACCTTCTAGAATTGATTCATAATTAACGCTGCATTCATTCCAAAATTCTGATAGGTTTTTACTTTTACCATATAGGTATTCTAATAGGTTTTTGTATTCTTCTTTTAAGTTATATTTTTTAGCCATATCATCAACTCTATCTAACCCTCCTTTAACTATAGGTTCTTGGTTTAGAGATTCTAATAATGTTTTATATTGGTTTTTGGTTAAAATTAGTTTTCTCATTATTAATTATTTTTATTTGAAAGGTTATCAATCCATGTATTTCTTTTTAGCCAAAGAGTTTTGTAAAGTTGTGTCAAAACATTTTTAGTTATTTCAACAACTTTATCTTCTAATTCTTTTTCGTTTTTTAATTTTTCTTTAACTATCTTTTCTATTTTATTTTTGAACTCAGCACCATCAATATAACCTTTAATTTGTTTATTGACATCTGTTTTTGATAGCTCTTCTTTAATTATATCCCTCATTTAGACTTTTAATTATAAATATGGTAAATAAACAAAAAAAGCCCTAAACTTAGGGCTTTATTTATTAATTCTATAAATATTATTTAATCATATAATCACCACATGAAATAACCACCTCACATTCTGATAATGAACTATTTGAATAGTCAAAAGTTCCTAAATCAACAGATTTGATTTGACAACCAGTCATTAACCATGTTTCAAAAACAACACCAGTTGGGTCTAACATTTCGATTTTCATACCAAAATATTTTTGATTATAACCCATATCAAATAGTTTCTTGTTAATATTGTTAGTTATCGTTGGTTTAAATCTCAAAACAATATCTTCAATAACATATTTTTTTATATGTGTATTTATACCCAACACTTTAACATTTTCAAAAATAACTTTTGGTCCACTTATAGATGAAACAAAGAAAGGTTCAATACCCAATTCTTTTGGTAATATTACTAAAAATCTGTTGTTTCTAACAAATTCTGGCGCTACTACTTCTTTACCGTATTTAAGTGTTGGTACTCTATGGTTAGTACCATTTTTAGTGTCAGATAAAGCGTCTTTTGGTTTTTCTAACAATGGATTCTTTTTACCAGTTAATTCCTCATAATATGGGTTAGCTTCACCAGTGAAAGGGTCATACATAGGAATCTCATTTTTCTTTTGTTCTACATACTCTTTTGGTAAAGGTTTAGATATAATCGCTTTTGGTGGTTGCGCTTTTCTCCTAGTTCTAGGTTTATAATTCTTTTTGTTTGATTTTGTTGTTCCTTCTTGAATTGGTTTAGGTTCGCTCATTAAAACTATTCTTTAATCTTTATGTTATTTATGACGCTCATAGTGTCCTTCATGCATTCACTATAAACTTTGGCATTATAATATGGTTTGAATTTTAACAATCCCCATAAATATTTCTTATGCCAATCTTTATATAAAAAAGTAGTTAACTTATCATTAACTTCTTTTTTTGTAAATGATATAGAGTCTTTCTTAATGTAACCAGAAAGACTATAACATTTTTCAGTTAAGTTAAAATAACTTTTTTCTGAAACGCTATCTTTTTTTAAAACTGTAACAGATAACGTTGAATCTTTGAATCTATATTTTGTGTCAACAATATTTGTTATGTATTTTGTTTTTATATTTAAAACTTTTGCAATTGAATCATACTTTGGGTATAAGTCTTTTAATTCTCTAAAAGTTAATTCTTGTTGCATAGATTTATTTTTGATTAAAGCAACCATGTTGTTGCTAAATCTAGTTCTTTCTTCTTTTTCATTTTTATATAACTTAAATAAAAAAGCTAATGATGTAAATAAAAACATCACTAATAAAACTAATCCAATTAATATTTTATTTTTTAACATCATAAAAATACTCTTCTTCTACTTTAGGTTCATTTTGTAGATTAACTAAATAACCCTTTAACCCATTTTTTATTTCTTCTTCATTTAATTTATCATCACTAGTCGAGTTAAATTTAGAACCTTGTGTAAATGATAAAGAAAATTCAATTTTATTTTCATCATCAACTATTTTTTCACCAGTAATAATGATATCACCGTTAAAATCTTCTGTTTTTGGTTTAACGTAAACACTAGTAACTCTAATACCTAATTTTATACCACCTATAGCTGTAGATATTTTTTCAAGCCTTTCATCGGGTTTTTCTAATTTTTTATAACCTTCAATTGGGAATAAAGGTGTTGGACCATCTTTTGGTAATTCAGTATTTTCTGTATCTGGTAAATCATCCCCTTTTTCAAATTTAGGAACTGACGCAGTTACTGGTGCATCATCTTCTTTTATTAATTGTTGTTTAAACCCTCTAATTACAGACATCATTTTTTTTGTCATGTCGTGTTCGTTGATGTTTTCTTTCATTTGTTTAGTTTTTACTTTCTAGTTTATTTTTAAATTCTTCACAGTTCCATGCTGGTGATACATCAAAATAGTGTTTATTCAAATTACTTTTGTATAATACACCATTAAAACTACTAGTATCATCCAATTTTGTGTTGTGGCTCATAGCTATCTTTGGTATAAAGAATTCTTCACATAAATCGTTAACTAGTTCAACACAAGCGTCCATTTGTTCTTGTGTATAAACAGCCCATTTATTGTGACCTTTCCAATTTCTACCTAAGACTATACCATTATAAATATTACCTTTCCAATCATAAAATCGTTCATCTGGTAAATTTCTAGTTAACCACCCTTCATTTTCCAATAAAATAACAATCGATTTTGTGTTTTGCTCTAACTTTGGAAAATACTTTGATAAATACGAAGGTTCAAAATGTTTATGTATTACACCAGATTTATCTATGGTAAACGCAGCAGTCTTTTTGTTATTCCCATTTAACCTAGTTTTCCAACCTATAACATGGTTCATATTGTTACTATAAGTATTACCAATAACTATTTGTTTTTTTATACATTCTATAGGTATGTAATGTTTTTCTTCTAATGAATATTTTTTATCTTCTATTACCATTAACCACGTTTATAAAATATTTTGTTATCATCACCATTTTTGATTATTTTATTTGAACCTATTCTTTCTATCGTGTTGCTAGTTTTAGGTTTTGGAACGTCAACAGAAAACCCTCTACCTTCTTTAATTTCTCTTATGTCTTCTAAATTAACTTTACCAGTTGGTATTACTGGTTGTTTTTTATAAACTGGTACTTCAATATTTTTTTCACTAACAGTTGTTGATGGTTCTACTTGAGTTACAGCATCAGTTATTTGGTCATTTACAGCCTCAATTACAGTGTCATTTACAGTGTCATCATGTTCTTCTTCAATTGGTATAATGATATCTTCTATTTCCAAATCTTCAACCATCTGATTCATAACTTCACTTAACGCATGGTCTTCATCAAAATTTACACCCTCATTTACACCCTCATTTACACCCTCAGTTATTCCCTCATCGTTACTTTTTTCTTTAATCATTTCGATAATAGTTGTTGGTGTTTCACCAGATGGTACGTGATTTATTTTAGGTTCTAATGGTGTTTGTTTACCTTCCAATTCAAACACTTTATTTGTTGCTAACACTAACGCAATTGCCAATGGGTCAAATACGAATATAAGTAACAAAATAAGATAGTTAACAACATTAGCCATAGGAATGCCAGTCAACTCTGATATGTATTTAAGAGGACCAACTTCACCAGCAATTTCACTTCCAGATTTTAATTCAATAGCTTTAACGTTATAAGCGTTAACTGAATCTGACAAAACAATATTCTTAGCGTTGATAGCGTCTATCTCAGCGTTCAATAGTTGAATTTGTTTATCTGAACTCTCAATATCACGTCTAGCGTTTCTTTGATTTCTATTATCAGTTGAGTTGTCTAAACGAGTTTCTTGGTTACCTCTAAGGTTGTTTAATTGGTCAACACGTTTAGTTTTAGTTTCAATGATTTTTGTATTATCAGCAATAGTCTTTTCAAACGTTTGTTTTTTCGCTTCTAACACACCTAATTGACCTTCATGTATCTCTAACTTATTTGCTGTCGATTGATAAGCGTTAGATAAGAAACCGTAAATACCTACAGACGTTATAACCATAAGAATCGCAACACTAATTGTTAAATAAAACTTTAACCCTTTGGCTAGTTTATGCCAATATGTGTGTAACGCAGTTGTCGTAACCACTTTACCAACTTCTAATGTTGTGGCCATTATAATTACAGCTGTGCTAGCGCCAGCAAATAACTGACTTAAACCCCACACAGAAAAATAAGCAGCACAACCAGCAACGGTTAGTGCTAAAATTAACATTATGTAACTAAATTTTACTTTCATATACTTTTATTTTATAAATACTAAAAACTAAAAAAAGGGTCATAGACCCTTAGTTTATTCATTTATTAAATCAAATAAATCATGAGCATTATGTCTTAATTTTCTAATAGCTTTTTCTTTTATTTGTCTAATTCTTTCTTTTGTTAAACCGTATCTATCACCAATCGCTTCTAAAGTCATAGCTTCGCAATTTGTATCGATACCAAAATAACATTTTATAATTTCTTTTTCTCTTTCACTTAAAATAGATAACGTTATATCTATTTGATTTTTGATTCTTTCGTCAATGATTAATTTGTCTTCATCACCATTATCAAAAGGTATTAGTTCTATTAACTCGTCACCTTCTTCATTGATGTGTTCATTAAGTGATGTACATTTTGGGTAATTAATTAAGTTTAAATCAAAGTTATCAATATCATTAACTGTGAAATCAGCATCGTCTAATAATTCAATTTTTGATATTTCTTTATTTAACTTAGAAATCTTATTAATAACATTTGAAGGTAATCTTACCATTCTAGCGTTATCATTTAGACTTTGAATAATAGATTGTCTTATCCACCATACTGCATAAGAGATGAATCTGAAACCTTTTTTGTAATCAAATCTTGTTGCTGCTTTAACTAATCCGTAATTACCTTCATTTATTAAATCTTGCAATTGCAAACCTTGCCCTTGATATTCTTTAGCTACTGACACAACAAATTTTAAATTTGCTTTAACCAAAGTCTCAATCGCTTTTGTGTCGCCTTTTTTAATTCTTTTCGCTAAACTTATTTCTTCGTTTTTAGTTAAAACTACTGATTTTCTTACTTCCTTAAAATATTTTGATATGCTGTCGTTGTTTTCAAAATTTACAAACTTTTTATTCATTAATACTATTGTTACTCTTCATGTTATTCTTTTTAAATATAAGGATATTTTCTTAAAAGTCAATACTTTATATCCTTTATTTAGCCAAAAGGGTCAACATTTTTTTATCATAATCTGTTAATTTTTCAACCCCAGAATCTATGATTTTATTCATCGCTTCTTGTTTTTCTTTAAGAGTCATATTTTCAATTTCTTCTTCAGTTAACCTTCTTGGTCTTATACTACCTTTAACTTCTTTAACTTCTAATTTTATTTTTTTACTATTTTCTTTGATGATTTTAGCGTCTTCAATAGCATCTAATAAATCATTCATTCTTTTAGTTAAGATAGAATCAGATTCTTTTAAAAAACCAAATAACCCTTCATGGATTTCTTCTTTTGCAATGTGATATCCAGAAGATTTAGGATTTAAATCAAAAACAAAAAAACTTCTGTTTTGTAATTTAAACCACTCGTTTATTTCGCCAACCGTTAACGCTGATGATAGTGTAGCAATAATGATACCTTTGGCATCCAATATATTGGGTTTATTATCGCTGATTTTTTCTATCTCAGCGATAACATTTTTAGTATCACCCATTATTATTACACAATAATTTTTAAATTCCATACCCCCTTTTTTTTAACTAATGTACAATTTTAATATTAAATATGCAATTATTTAATAGTTATTTTTGATATGTTATCTTTTTTGATTACTGTAACTACATTGTCACCCCAATCTTTAACAATATCATTGTGTGTTATAAAGAACACTATTTCATACATTTCTTTTATTTTATCAAATAACGTTTTTAACTTCTCAATGTTGTCTTGTGCTACTTTACCTAAAACTTCATCAAACGTTATAAAATTTGGCATTGGTAGAGTTGATAGTTTACCTAACACAGCTCTTAACGCTAAACTAGCCGCTGTTTTCTCTAAACCAGAACCAGATTTTAATAATTTTGACACACCGTCTTTAACTAATAAAAACTGAACATCATTCTTATCATTAATAAATATCTCAACATCGAAATCTACAACTTCATCTAACAATCTTTGTATTTCAGAATTTATAATTGGTAACACAGAACGCAACACTAATTTGCTAATTCCTTTTTTACCAACCAAATCAATATAGATTTTAAAAATCTTATCTATTTCTTCTTCTTTTTTAATAGTCTCAATCAATTTGGTTTTAGTTTCAACACCAAGTTTGTGGTTTTTAATTTCAGTTTTAACACGTTCTATTTTAGCGATAATATCATCTTTAGAAAATTCCAACACAGAAATATCTGTTTTAATTTTAGATAGTTCACTATCAATTTTCTTGTTTAATTCAATAGCATCTAAATTAAGTTTGTATTTTTTCAAATCATTACGTTTAGCGACAATATCATTTTTTAATGAACCAATCTGAACTTCTAATCTATCTCTATTTAATTCATATTTGTTTTTGTCATCAATAAGTTCTTTGGTCTTATTTAACGTTTCTAATTCTTTATTTATATTCTTGATACTAGCATCTAGTTTAGTAACTTCTTTTTTGATTTTTTCAATATCTGATTCATGTTTAGCAATGTGTTCAGAGTTATCAACATCATCTAATTTTCTGTTACATGATTGACAGATACCTCCAGCAATTAAGTCGGTAACAACTTTTTCAAGTCTAGTTATTTCAGCTTCTTTAACAGCCTTTGAAGATGTTTGTGATGATAACTCTTTTGTTAACTCATGATGATGGTCTTCATCAAAAGATACCTCACCAATCTCATTTATTTTAACAACATATTCATCAACACTTTCTTTTAGTTTAACACCTTTTTCAATCAAATCAGCAATTTCTTTTTCTAAGTTAGATGGGTTTAATTCAGAAATAGTAACATCTATTTTTTCTTTGCTGTTTATTAATTTATCATTTTCAGCGTTTAAATCAGCAATATCTGTTTTAGCTTTTTCTAACTTCTCATTTAAACTAATTTCTAATTCAGCAGCCAATTGACCCTTTTCATTATGGTCATCTATTTCTTCAGTAAGTGTAATAACATCATATTCATTAGATTTTTTCTTTCTAGCGAATTCGTTATACATTTCTCTAACAGCTTTTTCTTTAAGTTCTAATATTTCTAAACCAATAAGTCTAGTCAATACTTTACCAGATTCAGTTGTTGTTAAACCAATCAAATCATCTAGATTATTTTCAGTTGCCAATACAAGCATCTCAAAGTCTTTTTCACTACCAATACTTTCTTTTATCTTTTTGGTTGTTCTAGTAGCGTCTTCTTCATTTAATTGTTTTTCTTCACCATCTGGTAATAACTCATAATAATTAACTTTGTTAACAATAGTCCAACCACCACCTTTCTTAGCAGTTCTTTTCATCTTACGTTCAATGATGATTTCTTCACCTTCGATTTCAATCATACCACGAACAGTCAATTCATTTTTGTCACTATATTGATTAAATACTTGTTCATTAGTATCTGTTTTTGTCGTATTACCATGTAACAAAAACTTCATAGCGTCAATAGTCATTGTAGTTTTACCACCTTGGTTAGATGGGATTGAATTTACTATGTTCAACCCTCTTAATTTTGTAAATGGAATATAGTTATCTTCACCAAATGATAATAGGTTATTAATCATTAACCATTTAACACTCCAACTTCTATGTTGTGTTTCATTAACATCAACGTTTAATTCACCGTTAACTTTGTCATCTAACGCAAGTATTCTATTAAAGTCAACATTCTTACCATCTCTATCAATTAACTCCTTCATAAGGGCTCTTTGATAGTTAACATCCATTATGTTTTCAATACCAGCGCCAGTGATTTCAATAAGGTCACCATTGGCAGTCTTTTTAACTGGACGATATATTACGTTTATGTTGTTTTTGTTAACACCATATTTAGTAGCAAAGTAATTTCTAATTTTGTTTTTAGCTTCTCTGCTGTAATTATGTGGTTGGTCATCCCAATAAACTTTTATCTTCGCATAAGGTGATATCGCTTTGATATCTGATACTACAATACTATTCTCCATATAAATCTCTTTTGTTTTTCTTTTTTAACTCTTCTCTTAATTTTTCTAAAGTATCGTTCCATTTTTGTTCAAAGTCTTTAGACTCTTCTTTGTATTTGTTACGTTCAGCTTCTAGGTCTTTTATTTTGTTCGCTAATTCTTCGTTATTAGAATTATCAGTTATATAAACTTCCTTTTCAACTGGAACTTCAACTTTTACTTCCACTATTTTTTCAACAATCTTTTCAACTGGAACTTCGACTACCTTTTCAACCACTTTCTCTACAGTTTGTGGTGTAGCGCCAAATTTCTCAACGGTAAATCCTTGTCTAAGAATTTTCATTGTGAATTCGTCAATATTGGTTATATTATTGGCTCTGCAATAATCCCAAATCTCATCTTTTAATTGTTTAGATATCTCCAAGGTCCACTTTTGTTAAATCTTCACGTGTTTGATGTAGCAACACAACTTCATGGTCTTTCTCATCAACATTTATTGCTAATACTGGTTTATCAACTCTATAGATAAATCCTTCTTCGTTTTCTGGGTCTACAAACCCATATTCACCATTAACAACGGTGAAATCATTCATTTCTTCTGGTAGAGAGTTAATAAACTCTTTTAATTCGCTTAGTTTCATAAATTAGTTAGTTTTTCTTCACCATTTTCAATATCTTCCAATGATGTTATTTTAAATTGATAGAATGGATATTTGTTATCAACATCATGTTCAGTATATGTTTTAGTTTCGACATCCCATAATAAGAAACCATGTTTACTAACATTCTCACCAAAATTTTGTTGAATCAGTGATGATGGGTAAGCTATCATAATACCTTTATGGTTAAATATTTGTCGTTTATGTATATCACCTAACATTGCAATATCACAACCTTCAAATATATCTAATTCAGCACCATGGTCGATTTCATAACCAATATCAGTTTTAGCGTTGATTATTGGCGCATGAAACAAACCGATATATGTTTTGTCATCTCCAAATTCAATTCTAGCACCTTCAATGTCTGGTCTAGCGTTTTCTTCAAAAATAGAATACGCACACCAAACAATATTGTCATCTAAATAACATTTAGATTCTTTGAAATAGTTTATTTCTTTATCACCCAAGAATTGTACCATAGGTGAAATACTATCCATACGATTAGCGTTATTTTCTAATAAATCATGGTTACCAGCAATTATAATAACTGGTGCTATCTCTTCTAACTTTCTTAGGAACCATGTACCTAAAATTAACATCTCATTAGAAATAACAATCTTTTGGTGAACCAAATCACCAGCAATAACTATTCTAATTTCTTCTCTGCTATAATCAGCTAATAATTCTCTCAAATCACCCAATAATGTTTTGAACACATCTTTGTATTCATCATGCATTCTAAGTGTTCTGATATGTATATCAGCTAAGTGTACTACTTTTTTTATCATTTATAATTATTTTTTTTGTATTTTTTCAATCTCTAATTCTTTACCATCTAAAAAACTTTCTAATAATATTTCATTTATTATTATTCTTTTATTTTTACCAATATTTCTAAAACCATTATAACCATAGTGTTTTATATGGCTATAACCAGCTACATCACCACCACTTTTAAAAAATTTCTTAGCATTTAATGATTTTGTAACTTTTGATAAATGATATTTGGTTAATTCTAATTCTTCAATTAATTCCTCATTAGTTACGACACATTCACCCATTATAAATTGTCTACCCAAAACAAATAAAATTAATTTCTTTTCATTTTCTGTTAGTAAATCACTTTCAATTATCTTATCTTTATTCTTTATCATATTATGCGTTTTTCATTAAGTTATAGTAATGCATTTCAACTAACTTCTTAGCTTCGTTTTTCATATACATTATTTGTATCTTTTCAAATGACATTTTTTCTTTATCCCAATATCCAATTCTAATTTGTCTACATTTTCTTTTAGGGAACTCTAATTCGTACATATAAGCGTATACAGACAACTGTAATGTATAAACTGACCATTGACATGCTTGCATGTGGTCAAATGGCTTAAAAAGCGTTTTAAAACCAAATGGGTCAAAGAAATTAAACTCTCGGTTTGTCTTCCAGTCCCAAACATCAAAATATACATCATCAATATCAATAATAAGGTCAGACATACCAGCTAACTCATATTGTTCAGCAAATAATATTCTTTCTGGCCATATGGCAACACCTTCATCAATTTTTAACGCTTCATACCCATCAATAACTTTTTGTTCAAATTGACCGTCTTCAGTGTCATCTGGGAAATACCATTTGTTTGCTAATAAATATCTTTCAACGATGTCGTGAACTTTAGAACCGTAAATGTTCGCTTCATCATTTAACATTTGCCAATATTCTAATATTTGTTGTTGAGACATACCGATATATTTCTCTTGTTTAACATTATCAGCTTGATTGACAATAGCCATAGAAACCGCTTCTGAATCAAAATGTGGTTCTATAGATGTCAAAGTAGTAGTAACTGATTTATATATTTTACCAGTTACTCTATGATGATATTTATGTTCAATAGGTTCTAGATATACTGGACCTTCCCATAATCTTGCTTTACTCATTTTATTTTATTTTAATGCAAATATACTATATTTTTAATCACTTTGCAACTATTTATCAATAAACTTTATTTAATGAAAACATTTATTAAAAAATTATTAAAAGAGATGTTAGATGATAAATCATTTGAGTTACCTAAACACATAGATATTGATTCTGAGTTATTAACTAAAATATCAACAATAGGTTTAAACGATTTTGAAATTTTAGAAAATGGTGATGACGGTAACGATAAAATGTATTTAAAAATTAAATTTAACGACCCAAGTTTAGAAATATTATCTGATTCAATTCAATTTTATGTTCAAATAATAAAAGATTTTATATATCATCCCCATATTTTCTTAAATAAAAATTTAGAAAATAAAAAAATAGGTTCTAAGATACTTAAAAAATTTATTTATGAATTTGGTCATGCATATTTAAGCAAAGGTAGAACAATCAACCCTAATTTATTTGGTATGTTTAATAAGTTCTGTAAAACTGATTCTAAATTAGAATGTATTGAATCTAGTAAAGGTATTTTAGTCACTTTAATTGATAATCCTATTAAAAATCAGTTAATTGATTTTATGAAATAATTCAAATAGTTAACTTATACGCACTTTTAAGTAATTGAATAATACCTTTACTACCAAACTTTTCAAATAGTTTAGATGGGTCATAACCCTCTGGACACTTAACCACCTTAACTTTGCCTCTAAGCTCACCAAAGTTAATTTCATGGTATAACCTAACAGTATCGTCATAAGCGTCATCATCCATTACGATAACAACATACGCTTTTGCTTTTTCTTGTAACAAGTCCAATAATTGTTCTGGTAAGTATTTCCCCAATAACGGTATTGAGTTAGGTGTGACTATATGGTCTGTTGCACCTTCAACCAAATATATTGTAGAATCCCAATTTATTTTACCTTCATTAAAAACTATTTCTTGCTTTTCAACATCTGGGTTTAAATATTTAAGTTTAGTAAAATCTTTTGGAAACCATCTAGCTATAAAATAATTTAATTCACCTTCTGAATCATAAGATGGTATTATTACTCTGTTGAAATACTTACCGCTGGTAGTAAACCCTATTTTATAATCTTTGATTATTTCATCAGTGATTCCTCTTTCACGTAAATATCCAATAGCTTGATTGTATCTGTATTCATTACCTTTGCATTTAGATAGTTCTTTATAACCTTCTGGTAATGTAAGTATGATTTTCTTTTTTTCCTTTTCAGATATGCTGATATCTGGTTTAATCAATACATAATCACGTAAGTTTTTTGGTGAACCGTAACGTTTAAGTAATTTGTATACTGAACCATACATGTTGTTTTTTTCTTTACATGACCAACATTTAAAAACTGATTCTTCGTAGTTAACTTCTAAGTTACCTTTACCGTCACCCTCTGGCATATCTTTGTCTTCAGCGCATGCTGGACAATCAAAGGCAATCTGCCCCGTTTCCTCATTATATTTTCTATGAGGACCTAAAAAACTTTCTAGTATGTATACCAAATATTCGTTCACGGTTCAAAATTACAAAAATAATAAACCATTTACAAATATTTGTTTAAAATAATTATCTATCCCAAAGATTATTTTTATACATGAACCCTATACCAGCGACATATGCATCTGATGTGTCAAACGTTTCTTTTTTAAGTTTGTTGTTTTTGTCATAGAACCAAGTTACTTGTGGTTCTAATTCAGCAACCTTTTCCCAAAGCACATATTTTTTATCAACGTCAAAAGGATAACCACCAAATAACACTGGTTTGTTCTTAGCAATTTGTTTTTCATTCAAAGGAGTTCCATCTTTTTTAAATGTTCTAACAGCCATTAATTCTGGGAATGAATATTGTCTAGCGTCATAAGATGAAATAAACTCTGGTACAATACCTAAAGTATCATATACTGATTTAGATATCATACCATTAAATCTTAATAATGTAGCAATTGTATATACGTTGTTTGATTGTAATAAAGGTTCTTCAATAACAACTTTATCAATACCAATATCTTTGTATTTAAATAAAAATTCTGTTTCAAATATTTCAACCTTTTTGAATAACTCTTCCATCTTGTTAGATGGTTTTGGTTTAACTATTGGTGAAACATGGTGTAATAATCTTAATTCACCTTTGTTACCAAAATCTTCAAATAAGGCAATACCAATTGTAGATGTCGAAACATCTAACGCCAATAAAAAACTTTGTTTTTCTTTCATGATTTTAATTTTGTATTAATTTAAAATCAAATTAAAAAAAATAAATAGTTATATTGTAATTTTTATTGATAAGGCTAAAAATTGGTTAACGTTTTTAGTGATTTGTCTATCTGTTTTACCATAAGCAATCAAATTACCAAAATCATCATATAACCCAACTTCAGTTATTTTTGGAATATCATCATTACCAAAATAAATGCTAGTTGATGCACCAAATTCACCTCTTTCTGCAATACATGATATTACTTGGCTTACATTTGTTGATACACTATCAAACGTTAATGTTGTTGCTGTAACACCAGAAAATAAAGTTGTACCAGAAACTAACACATCATTTATAATTGTTGGGTTAGTTATAGCTATAAACCCACTGTCTAAATAAGCCATACCAACAGCTGTGTCAGCAGTTGCTGCTAAATTTGTGTTTGTTTGTAAATTATATGCTCTTTTGTTGTTATTGCTAAATGGTTTTGATAATCCATAACCAGTAGCCCAACTTAATGATGAATCACCGTTAGGTTTTTTGATTGTGTCGCTGAATAATGGAGCAACATTTAAACCAAAATAAACAACATTATTAGCAACGTCTCTGTAATTAGCATCTAGTTCATTTACACTACCAGAATTAGATTGGAATGTGCTATATAAAGTATATGTACCAGCACTAGTTGGTAACTCTAATTTAACTGTTTTACCATCAATAACTTCACCATATGTAGCATTGTTTATTCCAATAAATAATACTCTATTAGTTGCGAAACCACTAAAACAAGTATCTGAATAACCACCAGATTGTGCTGTAACACCAGTATAATTAATATCTGATATTGAGTCTAAAGGTAAGTTAAACGAACTAAATAAATTAACTAGTGGGTCTGAGTTAACGCTATTTCTATTTACTAAGTTATATGTTAAATTAGCACCACTTATTGTTACTGAACCATTATTTGCAGTTTCAGTTAAGATATTGATTGATTGAGGTGAAACTGGTTTAGTTAAATCACCATTTTGATTTACAACTAAAAAACTTTTAATACCTACAACTGGTGGTGTACTATTACTAGTTGTATTACCATAACCAATGTTACCATTTATAGATGGTACTTGACCAGTTGATAATGTTAAACTAGTATAGTAATTAGCATCAGAATCACCTAAACTGAAATACTTAATTAAATTATTATTAGTAGATATTAATTTCTCTCTACCTATTGGTGTTAACTTAGCAGTTAATGTAATCGATGTTGCTGAACTATTAAATCCCATTTTTAGAAGTCAATTGATAATTCTAATGTTATTGTATTATTATTGGCTAAAGCAACTGGTGTGCTTAATTTACCAATACAAACTAGATTCCTATCTGAATCATAAATACCCACTTCACTTACTTTAATATTTGGTGGGTTAGTTGTTACGTCACTACTTCTAGTAATGTTTGTAGTTGAATTAAATTGGCTAGAATTAACTCTGATATCAAAAATTGTCTTAAAGATAGTCGCACCAATGTGTGTGTTTAAATTACCGTAAAAGAATCTTTCATCACCAAATTGTAAGTTACTTGGGCTTATGTTTGGTACATAACTAACTAAACCATTTAATGCAAATATTGATGAAGAAGCATCTTTTATTAAATCTAATACGAAACCATTTGTTAATGGTATTTGAACCTCTAATAAACTAGGGTTAATTGTTTCTCCAGACACACCAGTAATTGCTGTTGATGTGTAATCTAATTGTTTCCAAAGGCCAGAATCTGGTCTGTCATTAATGTTTGTTACTATTTGATATAATAATTTAAATTTATATGCATGGAATCCATAACCATCATATGAAACATCTTCTAATTTTCTCATATATGGTAATAAATCAACACTATTAATCATAAACTGAACATCTTTAGCTGTTGATGTTGTGTTGGTGATTTTAATGTATTTTTGACAAGGTAACGCTGAAGTAAATCCAGATGATACACCTAAATTGTCCAATGAATAAGTTAAATACATTGTTTCGTTAACACCTAAAATACCAGTTGATGTACCACCACTTGGTGCCGATAATGTTGCTGTTAATTCTGGTAACGTCCAGTTTCTATTTGATTTATAAGACATTGCAGCAACAATCTCATCGTCATGGAAAACAACTGTTTTAAGTTGTGGGAATATTTTACCTACAACCAAAGGAGTTTCACTTGATGGAATTCTTGTTGGGTCTTCTATTAAATCAATGTATTCTAAACCGTTATCCATAGCGTTTGTAATACCACTACCGATAAATCTCATACCCATTTGAGTACCAAATCCAGAAGCAAAATCTCTTCTGTGATACATCAAATCTGGTAAATCTAAATAAAGATATTTGTTGTTTACTATATCAGTGTAGAAAAACTCACCGTAAATACTAGACACCATATTGTTGGTATAGTGAATGATTGAGATTGATTTCGTTACATCATCCAACACGCTTTTACCTGGAGTATCACAAGCTTGGTTCGTTAATTGTATTGCGTTAGCTGAAGAAATACAAGGTAAATTAAAATAAGGGTATTTGCTACCTAAATAACTATAAGAACCATATTTTGTATAATCTTCGTATAAGTTTGTTGTTGATAAACCAGTTACACCAGCCAACGTTTCACACCATACATTATTCATATTCCAAACTGGAACTTCTTCACAGTTAACTGGACATAACGAATCAAATGATAATGTGTTAGAATCCCAATATGCTGTTTGTGTTTCAGCGCCAAACGTATCATTAACTTCACCACCACCATAAACAAAAATTTGTGAATAACCACTAAAGTTACTTAAATTGAAGTTTGGTAATTGTCTATCTAAATTAACATAATAACCAGTAGTGGCTGCTGTCATACTTTGAATCTTATACCATAAGTTTTGTAATGGTTTATCGTTACTATTTGCTGTTAATGTACCACCAGAAAGTGTTCCTTTATAGTTACTATATTTAATCAATACATAATCACCAGTTGTTATACCAGTAGAATTAATGTAAAGTCTTGTTGTTCCACTAAATATAGAGCTACCTACTGCGCTAGGGTCATTAAACGAAGTATATTTTACATATGTCGAACCAGTTTTGGTTGTAAAAGTACCACCACTATAATCAAAGAAACCTTTTGTGTCTGCTTGGTTGTTTACTACTGACCTAACAACACTAATAATTGAACTGTCAACAACTTGTAAAGGGTCAGAAGTTGTTGAAGGTAGGATAAACGATTTTAAGTTAGGTTGTTTATCAAAAGGTCTAAAAATAACACTTGTTGCTGATAAAGTTACGTCTGTAGGATTTGCATCAACTATAGCTTCTCTACCATAATTTATTTCTGAGTCACCAATAGCCCAATAAGAAAAATTAAGTTTACCTAACGCTAATTGTGTTCTTCCTATTTCAGTTAATTTGATTGAAACAAATGGACTTGTACTTTTTATAATATATGACATATTATTTTATATTTTGTTTTTTATTATATCTTTTTTTTATTTTAATTATAAATATTCAATAGTAAATAATATTAATACGAATTTACAGAATTAGTTGTTATTTTTATAGGAATGGTATCACTATAACTAATATTGTTTATTTCATCACCACATAAAGTAGTGTATTTCTTATTATTTTTAACTCTATAGAAATATTGAGTTCCAACACTACCAGTAACGTTAAAACTATTTGTATATACATTTACATTTTCAATGTAATTTGTCGTTCCAGTAAAATAAAAAGAACTAAATGTATTGTCATAACCTACTTCTAATGTAAATTCACCATTGTTTGTTTGTGGTGCTGGGTCTATTGTCCAATTTACCGTTACTAAATTTGTGTTTATACCATTTGAAAATTGTATCAAAGGAAAATAAACCAATGTAATCATATCACCATCATATATATCACCTTCTAAAATAATACGTTTTGGGTTAGTAGTTGATTTGTAATAATCAACATTATCAGCTAATGTAGCCCCGTTTATCATTACAATTATTTTTGATAATGTATCTGGGTTAACAGATGTATAAACCTCATATTTATTTGTTGTTGTGTTATAATAATAGTTATTACTACCTTCACCGTTTGTAGGTCCGCTAGGTATAGGTCCAACAACATCAATATAATCAATTGTTAATTGTGATGATTCTGTAGGTACATATATCAACGTTACTATATCATCAACAACAGTTGCTGCGCTTAATGTGATTACATTTGCGCTGTATATGTAATCGTAATCTTTGGCTAAAGTTAAACCATTTAATGTTACAACAAAATCGCCACTTGGATTATTAGGTAATAATATTTGAGTTGTATTAGGTTCTGGTAATATTACTGATTGGTATAATGAGTTAACTGGGATTCCTTGACCAGCTGTGAATAATGTAGGTGTTGCTGCTGATGTCATTGCTAAGAAGTAATAATCAACATCACCATTGTAAATGCTATATTCATTTCCGAATAAATAAAATGATGTGTCTATTTTTTTACCTAACCTTCTTAAATAATCAGTGCATGCACTATATTCAAAAAATCCTTTAACTAAGTATTCACCGTCTAATGTTAGTCCACTAGTTGGTATATATTGTGTTGTTGTATTTGTCGCACTAAAAGCTGAATAACTAATAATGTTTGATGAAAATATCGGTGTCGTTGTAAACCCAGTAAAAACATCTTCGTATTTATATATTGAAAATTTAAATGTAGCTTCTGTATCAATAAATGTTTGAGTGTTTGCTGTAAACCCAAATGATAATGGTATTGTTTGTGTTAAACTAGTAGTTACTATGTGAGTACCAGCAGACATAGTTGTTCCAGTACAATCTATTTTTGTCGCACCAGTTATGTTGAATAAAGGTGATTGAAAAATACATATATCTGAACTCATGTTGACATTATTGTCTTTTTTGTTTCTACGCCCAGAATGTTGTGTTTGTGAATATATTCTTTCTTGGTATCTCATTAGTAGCTTATTTCTATATCTTTAATTTCAACATCATATTGGTTTTTTAATCCATAAACAATAGGTGTATTAGCTCTACTAGTATATTCAATTCTAGAAAAGTCTTGTAAAAAAGCAGTTAATCCATACATGTTTATGTAATCTTCAGTTTGAATATCACAAACAACATTTTTAACCAAATTAACAGAACCATTGTATTCAGTTACAACTTCTCCAACTATATTTTTTAATAATACCAACATAACTATAAATATATTTAAATTTTAAATTTGTTAATTGTTAACAATTGATATTCCACCAGATGTTTGTGATGAGCTATTACTGTCTGTTACAGTACCTCTAAATTCAGAACCAATATCAATTCTTTTAATATATATACCGCAACATTTACTTGTTACTGGTTTTTCATCAGTTATTGTTGTAATTTCAGAACATGTGTTAAAATCATATGCTTGAACATCGCAATTTGTGTCTAATAAAAATACAATTTGTCTTTGTAACTCTTTGTTTTGGTTAAAAGCATCCATATAAGCATTCCATTCAGTATAACCACATTGGTCAAAAGTACCATTTACCAAAGAACTTTCTAAATCAGCCAACGCTTGTCTTAATGGACCTATTGGTTCGTAATCTACAAACACAAACCATTCATTGTACAAATCAATAATTTTATTTTTACAATCAGATGCTGGGAAATTAGCAATTTCTTCTAAATAATAATCGTTAAACGATTTACTATTATAGTCAATAATTGACCTAAATGTAGTAAAAACATCTTCCCATTGTGATGGAGTTGTTTTTGTCATGTTTGCACCACAAACACCAGAGTTATAAAAATCTTCTAAATCAAATAAATACATAAATTTATTATTAAATTAAATATAATTTTACCATATTGTATAATTTTCTCCATTGTTTGGTGAAAAATTCAAGTTATTATCATAAGGTAGTTCATCAAATGTGTCACCATCTATTACTGCCATCATATTTTTAACACTACACATAAATTTTTTCATCAAATTATCATAATTATTAACTTTAACTTTTAAATCTGAAATTTCAAAACTAGTACCAAAATTAACAGTTTTAGTAATAGCGCTGGCTGAGCTAGTGTATGGGTTATATATACTTATATTTACTGTTGATACTCCAGTGTAAGAATCTTCATAAGTTATCATATAATCTAAAAATTCTTCATATGTTTTACCTACAAAATCTGGATAGTTAAGTGGTGGATTTGTAAAGGCATTATAGTAATATCTATTTAAATTAATTGTACCCATTAATTCATATTTTGACACTTGCCAATCACAATAATCATACATACAATTAACCCATATTTCATTATATGTTGGTGTACATCCAGAATCTGGTCTATAATTTATTGGTGTAAAGCCGTCTATATATGCGTTACCACTAGCACTTGACGCTAAAAACCATTCCGATAATGCTTTAAGGAAAGCGTCTCTAGTAGCATCAGCTGTAGTTCCATAATCAGCAAAATCATTTGGTTTAATAAATCCAGCACAACCAACACCTACATAATTTCTACCAGTATTGTACCATGTTGTCTCATCTGAATTATATGTGTAATAATCGTATAAATCGAAAAAATACATAATTGTTTGTTTTTAAATAAATATTATCTTATATTGTATACTCTTCAAAAGTATCGTTATCTATTGCCTTCATTAACGCTTTAAGGCTACCCATATATTTTCTTAATGAATTGTTTTGGTTATAATAATATGAATCATTCCAATCATTATATTGTGGGTGTACTATTGTGAAATTAACAGTTGTACCACTATTTGTTGATGGGTCAGCTGAAAAACTACTATATGTTGTTGACCCAGTATAAGGTACATTAGCTGATGAATAATAACTACTAGGGTCATTTAATGACCCAGATTTAGCATAACTAGACCATGCATCTTTATAGCTTGTACAAGTAAAACCAATATTTACTTTATTATCAATACACGCACTTCTCCATTTTTTTTCAGTGAATGACACTTGATTAACGTATTTACGCCAATCTATATTATATTGTAACCAATTTGGTAATAACTGATTATAATAAATGTCTCTAGCTAAAGTATTTGTTGAATTACCAATATTAACTGTTGTTGCTGTAAACCATTGATGAACCGCAAAAATGTGTGCAACTCTAGTCGCCCCAGCAGTAGTAACTAGGTCTTCAAATGATGAACCGTACATACCTCTACCACAATAGTTAATACCACCACCACCTTTACCAGCTTTTGCGTCAGCGTCAAAGGCTGCTCTAGTTGTTGTTGCGTAATCTTCTATGTCAAAAAAATACATATTTAAAAATTTTTAATTAATATATTATTGTTGTTGCAGTAAAGCCAGATAATGTATGAGTACTTGCTGTTATTGAATATTTAGGTGGTAAATTAACACCGTTGGTTGCTATTAACTCTGGTATTGTATTAACGGTGTAACCAGAAACATTGCTTAATTGCCAGTTTCTAGTCATATCACTAATAAAATATTCACTAGCCCATAACATTGGTTTTATCGATAAAACCATGTTTCTTTTTTTATCCATTGAATCTTGTTTTTGTAGTCTTCTTTGGATGAAAATTTGGTCTTCAATAAAATCATGTAATGCAGTGCTCCAACTGTTTAATATTGGGTCCCATGCGTAACCTACATGTGAAGTAGGTGTTCCAACCATAATTAAATCACCTTTACTAGCTGTTGTTGGTAATTCACTAACCGTTGATACCGCACTTAAATATTTTACATCACTAACACCACTTAATAAACTACTTAATGGGACACCATGTGTTGGGTAATTAACTGTATTCCATTCTGTATAAGCTGATGCTCTAGACCACCATGTATATTTAATACGTCTCATAGTGCCACTACTGTAATATTTACTAAGATTGGTAATAGGTTGTATTGGTTGATTATAATTAACTGATGGGAAATCTGATTTTTTAAACCCTAAATATAAACCATCAACTATATCGTTTATATTTTGTTCTTGTTCATTTACATAAGTTATATATTCTAAAGTTGTATCTCCAAAATCACCAGAACCGTTTGGTCCTTTATTTGGTCTTAATGTATCTATAGAAGAGAAATCACATGACGTTCCAGTATAATATAATAAATCCATATCTGAACCGCTTGGCATGTTATTTAGACTATCCATTAAATCTAAATTCCTAAAGTTTATATACGGTTGTATTTCAGCATCATTACAATTTGGTTCTTCTACATATTTAAATGGTCCACAGAATGAATCTAGTGTACATTCATATGGTTCAATTTTATATGGACATGGTAATACTGAACCTTTACTTTCAATAATTTCTTTACCAGTTACGATTGGCGCATTTTGTAAAACCCATTTTTTAATGGGGTGAAGTAATAAATAATTATTAGCCCATGTAAATGGTTTCATTGCTAAGAATAATTCATTTTTAGCTTTTAAAAATGCGTTTTCTTTTTCTCTAGCTTCACCTAAAATATCATCATTGATATAAGTATATAATGTTGTTGACCATTCATTTGTTCTTGGGTCCCATGCGTAACCTACATGTGAAGTAGGTGTTCCGACCATAATTAAATCACCAGCATTACCAACAGTTGGTAATTCAGCAGCAGTTTTAACAGATTTGATATATCTGACATCATCAGTGTATGCTGATAAAACAAACCCAATACCTCCATACCATGAAGAACTTGTTATCGCTTTAGGTCTTCGGTAACCTCTTACTTTTCTTGGTTTACCTTTATAGAAGAAATTATTAGGGAAACTAAATGATGTGCTAGTTGCTGTATATTTTAAGATTAAATTGATATCTGGATAATGTTGGATTAAATCATCATTACAAAACCCTAATACATTTAATTCATTATATTCCAATGCTTGTCGTTGGAACGAATTAAATTGGGAACTAGCTATACCTAGTAAATCTAACGTAGCTTCTGTATCATGACTATCAATTACAGTTTGTAAAGAAGTGTAATCACATTCACCACATGTACTAGAAACAAATGAACTTAATTCTTTATCCGTAGGCATTGTATATGGGTCATCCATAAAATCTATTAAAGTTATACTAAAATAATCGTTACAATTACCGCCTTCGCAACCACCACAAGTTGAATAGAATTTTTGTATTTGGTCAAATACACAATCATTTAAGAAGTCCCATGATGTATTGCTTGGGTGTTCAAAACCATTTATACAAGTTTCTAAATTACCAGTCTTGTATTGGAATTTTTGTTGGTCAAATAATGTATTACCATAAATGATAGTATTACCCCATATTGTTGTCGATGGGATAACTTGTTCAACAACATCAGTCCAATAATTACCGACCATGTCTGTTAAACTTCTCATTTTGTCATATGTATAAGCTAAACTTACGTTTGTCGTATACAAAGATGACTGTAAGTATTTGTCATAGAAAGCTCTTAACGTTGCGTATTTAGAAATTGTTTTTCTATTCTTAACGTCAATCATTTCAGTTGATACAATTTCTTTGAAATTAACATCACTTGGAATGTTTGTTAATTTAGTTGATGTTAATGAACTATAACTTATACAATCTGTTCCACAACCACACGAATCAGTTTTTACTATAGTAGTACCAGTTGCCGCTGAAATAACACTTCTGCCAATAGATGTACAAACTGGTGTTCCACCACTACAGTTATTTAGTGAATAACCATCTGGACATGAATAACCATTTGTCACACTCAATAAAAATTCACTACCAATCATTTGTTTAGTTGAGAAAATCAAACCAGTTGTTCCAGTTGACGTTGAAGCTGTTAGGTCTTCTAAACTGTTTGGGTCATAAATTTCAGCAACAAATGCTGCTTGGCTACCAGCATTATACCCTTCCATTTCAATAATTGTAGGACCAGAAGGGATGCTAATTGGGAATACATGTAAATAATTAAAGTTTCTACCATCTGTAACTGTAAAACTAACAATTAATTCACCGTTTATTTTAAATCTAAGCCAGTTATCTGAAGCTAACCCTAAATAATATGTTTTAGGTTCTGGAATGTCAATACAAACAGTAAAACCTATCCATTTAAATTCTGGATAGTTTGTACCCCCACCACTTGGATTTGGTAAATACGTACCCCAAACACCAGCATCATTTAATCTACCATCGGAATAATTCATAGCATCATTCGCCCAAAATGTATTTCCAGAACTAACTGTTTTCTGTATTGGTATTGGCACACTGCTTGAATCCACAACAGTACCAGAAGGTAAAGTTATTGGGAAAGTATAATTATCAATGTTGCCATAAAATCTAGCACCTAAATTGTTATATGATGTGAATTTTTGACCAGTATAAGCGGTAAACATTGTTCCACTGTATGTTGCAGCAATTGTTGATGATGAATAACAACTATCATTTGATGGTGATTGTGTATACCCATTAGGACAACTAAATGTTACACTAGTTGAATTTACACATAATGCGCTATAAACGTTTAAAATATCATTATTATCGTTAACATAACACCACACATCAGTTTCAATTGCTGATGCAATATTCATGTTTAAATCAATCTCTTTAGTGTTGATTACTAATCTTTCATCTAACACACCATAATCAGTGTTCCTAATAGTTGTACCACCAGTTGCATTTGAGATTACAAATTCTCTGTTAACATATGATGTGTTGCTATTCCATGACTTTTTATTATCAACTATTTTTGTTAAATTAAAACCTGGAGATTTAGTCAATGTAACAGCACCTTCAGTACCGTTAACACATTCTTTGTTAAGTTTAATATCATCTAACATCACACAAATATCACTACATGTATTATTTACTTTAAGTGATATTTTAATTTTTTTGTTAGCGATTGTTTCTAATATATTAGTGTCAGTAATTACTTCACTATATTTTAACCATTGTGATGAAAAAACTTTTGGTGATAATGAAGCTTTAAACGTTTCTATTTCAGTAAAATCATAACCAGACTGGTTGTATAAGCCTCTACCTAACATATCTTTAGTAAATCTACATGAAGAAACGTTACAAACATCACCCATAGTTATTCTACCAGTACATTCAAATAAATAAAATCCTAATGGCGCTGATGGCCCATAAAACTCATCTTTTCTATAAATGATTGAATAACATTCATTAGCGTCAGCCCAAACCAATTCTTCTTGATTTGGTGTACCACAGATATAGAAACCACTACTATCTTGTTTTTCTAATAGATAATCGTATAAGTTACCAGAACCTATGCTAGGGAATAATTCTTGTTCAAGTACCGTTGTTAATGAACCATCTGATTCAACTACATCTAAAACAAAACTAACATCTAGTGTTTCTAAAGCATCAAGAATTGTTTTACATGATGTTTGTGTTACTGGTTGATTTAACAAAGATGTTAATTGAGCATTTAAACGTGCTATTTCAGCATTACAGTTTGTTTGTTCTTTAACTTTAGCGTCAATTTGATTTTTAATATTTGTTTTAGTACCAAATGGTGTTGTACATTCAGTTAAATAAATAGCACCATTTGTTTCTTGTAATTTGTATAATGTAGCAACTTGTTCACATGTATATGACGTTGGGTCACCGTTGATAAATTTTTGATAATTTACATAACCTATTATTCTATTCCATTCAGTTAAACCATCTGGTTCTGTAATACAAAATATTGTTTTAGTTGCTACATCATTAAATTCATAAAACGCAAAAGGTGATATGTTTGTTATGTCACCAAATCCAGTATTATTAAAATTGTTTGTTGAAACAATTCTAGTTGGTGTAATTGGGTTTACATAAGGTTTATTTGTGTAATTATACGTTGTGTTTCTAGTATAAGGGTCATTATACCAAATAATTCTTGGTTCCCAGTCTGGTAAATATGGTGAAGGTATATATCCAGTTTCAACATCTGGATAAGATGGTGTTCTTGTTGTTGTTGTTGTTGTACCATTTGTAGTTGATGTACCACCAGCACCAGTTGTAGTTGTCGTAGTTGTTGGTGTTGTAGGTGCTTGAGCACATAAAGGAAAAATAGATTTAGTAAATACATTACCTTTTGAATCTCTGATTGCAAACCAATTATCAATACCTAAATAACATGAAATTATATTATTATCTGTGTAGTTTACCCAACTAGTATTTGCTAAAGCAGCTGCTTGATTTTTATATGCAAATGTCCCTTGTATTTGATACGGTGGATATCCACCAGTAATATTAGAAATAGAAGCTGTTATACCTATTCTAGATGAATCATTACAATTATATGCTATATCAAAGTCTAATGGTATTACCGCAGTTCTAGGTGTTAAAAGTGAAGCAAAATTTGTACATTCTACTGAATAAGCTGTGTTTCTATACTTATTATTTAAAGTATCAATTTCTTGTGTGATTGCTTCACATTTAACTTGTTGTTGCGCTATTTGTTGTCTTAAAATGTTTATCTCAGAAGTTGAATCTTCTTGACCATTCATTGCAATTTCACCTAATTTAGCACAATCATATTTAAATAAATAATCAAATTCAATATTTAATAC